AACTCAACGCCAGTTCCCTGACCACCAGAAGCAGATATCCCTGTATATGTCTGGTTTGCTTGTCCAACAATTGTTGTACCACTTTCATAATCTTTATTATCTTTCTCTTTTGCTACAGTTTGAACTGCACCAAATGTATGAGTAAAGATATTATTAGTGTTAGTTGCATCTTCTATAAAAGTAAATGCACCTAAACCATCTTTACCAGCAGTCCTATCAAAACCAAAGAATCCATGCTTGATTTGAGATCCATTATGATAAGAATACTGAATACCACGATCCATTCCGTCATTAGAACCCTGTGTAACAGTAATAAAATCACCTATCTCCATTGTTGCAGAGATACCAGAGTTTAATGTTAGAACTGTAAGTTCAAAACATGTCTGATCAGTAGAATCTTTGTTAATTGTTACTGTAGTAGGAGTACCAGTGTTACCATCTGCTAATTCAGTTTCTTCGTAGAATGATGATTCTCTAAGAGTCAATGAAGCACTTAATGTAATTCTAACAGTAGATCCTGTTTGTGAAACAAAAGTACCTAACTGTTCATATACACCACCTTTCTTATGGTAAATAACATCTCCATTACTTGCTCCACTAATTGAACCAGAAGTATGGAATACTACATCAATACCAGTAATTGTTCTACCGCCACTACCAACGTTAGTACCAGTTACTAATCCACCAGTAGCAATACCAGAAGGATTATCAACATTAAATGTTGTACCGTTTGCTAGTGTCTGTGCTGTTAATGCTTTTTCAGAAGTAGTATCACCTATGTTAAATACAGGATCATTTACTGTCATCTGAGTAGAATTAACAGTTGTAGTTGTACCAGCAACTTGAAGATTACCTCTAATAACAAGGTCACCTGCAGCATCTCCATTGACTGGATCTGGATCTAATATAATTTGTGAACCAGCAGTTGTGGATATGGTATTACCATCCATTCTAAGGTTATCAACGTTTAACTGACCTGTTAAACTAGTAGTACCACTGTATACGTTAGTTCCGTTGAAGGTAACAGCAGCATTAAATGTTGTCGTAGATTCAACAGTTAATGTATCCGTGCTTGATGTACCAACAGTAGCATCGTCATCAACTTTAAGTTCTTTAATCCATGCAACTTTATCAACACCTAAACCACCAGAGATTGCTACAGCAGCATTGGTTCTGTTTGTTGCCTCAGTTGTATCAGCAAATGTAACAGCAACGCCATTATCATATTGCCAATCAGCACCATCTACTCTTACCTTATCAAGTTGTGATTCATCATATCTAATTCCACTATCTCCATCAGAACCAAACTGAATCTTAAGATCATCATCAAGTCGAAGCTCAGGTGTGTTAGCACCAACTCGATCTAACCTTAAAACGTTTGCTACTTCATCAAACTTAAATTCGATATCTCCAGTAGTACCAAATTCAAATTCTTGACCATCTTCTACTACAATCTTTCCTGCACCATTGGCACGAAAAATCATATCTTGGTCTGTAGTATCAGTTTCAACTACATTACCATCTATATTAATATCATCTACTCTAAATCTATCTACTTTACTGTTGCTATCAACAATAACTCCAGAATCTGCAGTAAGAGTTCCATGAACATGATCTAACATGTCAGTGAAATACTTACCTCCAATTACTTGAACTGTAGTATTATTGTCACCAATGAAGATTCTATCTCCTCGGTTGACCTGTGTACCAGTACCAACCGTTAAAGCTAATTCACCAAATTCTAAGGAACTAGGTACGGTTGTGCCAGTACTTCTTTTTACTAGGATGGTTGATGCCATCAGAAGCTACCCCCGTTGACTGTTACGTGATTAAGAACATTTGTTGTTTGAAATTTCTGACTCGCAGAGTCATATACTAAAACATAACCATTAGCAAGTCCAACTGTACTTGTATCAACGTCAGCAAGGTTTTGTAGGGTTGCTGCACCACCTATGGCGATTCGAGATACCTGTGGAGATACCTGATCTCCAAACCTAACTCTAGTCATACTGTTACTCCTTCTACGATAGTTATTACACCCTCCAGAATTCTGGATTTTACATTCTGAGCTGATGTTACCACAACGTCATAAACATATTTACCAGGAGTCATTGCTGCTGTTGTAGCATTACCTAAAGATATAGTAATAGCACCAGAAGTTACTGGAGGTACAATTAGTACTCCAAAATCTGTTGAGGTATTACTTGTATAGTGCTTTTTTATCTTTCCTGCAGCTGAGAAACCAGTCAAGTCAAAACTTGATCCGTTATCTTCAGTTACATAGAAAGTATTTGTAAAATCAGCACCTTGATAAGCAATTAAATTAGTTACTGCAGCTAGCATTACTTATTCCTACATCATTTTGTATTTATACCAGTTGTCAATTTAACTAACAACTGTTTAATTTCTGAAATTTCTGACTCCAATTGAGATAATCTATCTCTATCTAATTGTCTTTGATTACGTTGAGATATGTATTTGTCATATTCACTACGATCAGTATTTACTATTGCTCCTGTAATAGGATCACGTGCTAGATTTGGATTACCATCTACTGGTATTAAGCGAGAGCTATGCATCTTAAATCTTTAATAATAGGTACAATAGCAGCATTACGAGATCTCATTCTAATTTTAATTTGATACTGTGTAAATTGTTGAACTGAATCTTTTTGATAAGTATAATCAATAAAATTAAATTCATTTTTACTATTACTATAATTGGTAGAAGTTACATTCTCCCATTGTTGATCCTCTGGACTAGTTTCATCACCTGTTAGTAATTTAACATAAAGATCAATATCAGTTTCTGATGAATTATATGCAGCAAAATCTACTCTTAGTGCAGTGCATTCATTAGCAACTGTTATTAATTTAGTGATATAATTTGCACCATTAAAATCTTGCTTTGGACTTGAACCAATATCATAATCACTATCATCATTAAAGAAGAACTCTTTATCAAAAGTTCCATCAAAATCAGTGACCCTATTTCCAGTAGTCACAATACTCATTCTGTCTTGATCTATTACAGGACTTAAATTATCTTTTGAACTAGAAAGTGTAAATTGTAATTGTCCAGATTTAGAACCAACCATCTGCTTTTCTTCATTAATAGCAGATGCAATAAGTTTAGGTACAATATAGTAATTATGTTCATTTAATGCAACAGGACTAAATTCAGAATCTCTTTTATAAGATCTCTCGGTTGGAACAGCAGCTGCTGCAGGTTTACTGTAATTAGATGTTCCTATTGATGATCCACTAGTGCTTCTAAATGTAGCATCTACAGCAGTGCCAGGTAACTCTCTATAACCTATTAAAGGCATCATTTGATGATATGCAACATTCTTACTTGCAAATACTTGATTACCACCAAATGTAGTATTAGTAGTAGAAAGAGTCCTTGGTAAGGAACTTAAATCAATTTGATAACTATCAAGAGTTATATACTCTAATTGATTATGGACTTTATTGATTTCTGTTAATGGTATTCCATTAACTACATAATGTTCTACTTGCCATCCAGAATCTTTTTTAAATCCACTACTTGGTGCTTCACCTTCTACCAATGCAATAGTAGAAATTGTATATTGATTATTAAGTTGATTACTAACACCAGTTAATGGATTATAACTATAAACACAATCTCCTATTTTTACAAAAGCAGGATTTGAATTTGATGGTAATAATCCTTTAATAGGATTAGTAAACGTTACGGTTACAGTATCAGAAGTGAGAGCTGCTGCACTTATGGTGATTGTTGTTCCGTTAATATCTGTTACTCTAGTATTGGCAGCAAAATCATTACCACTAGCAGTAGTAACAATATCTCCAACTTTTAAATTAGCGTTACTAGTAACGCTAAACGTGGTTGAGGCACCTAACACTACACCTGATTGGTCTGTTGCTAAGTATTTAAATCCGTCATATGATCCTGTTAAAGTTATTGCTGATCCTGCAGCACCATTATAATCAGCGTCTAAATCAGCAAGAATCTCACTACTTACACCCTTTAACTGCACATAAGATGCTGAATCATACATTCCATGATTCTTATGATAGACCTTCATTCTACCATTATTAACAGTCAGTTCAATAGGATCTCTTCTTAATTTACTATAAAATAGATTTCCACTAGTATCTACATTCATAGTAATACTAGGAGTTTCATTTATATTGAATTTTGCTCTAAATATCTTAAATTTCATATCTTGCATTTCTGCAGTTGTCCATGTAGATGCGTTTTGTGATTTAAATAAAACACCTGCATATGGTTGTTTAGATATTCTCTCTCCAGTTAAATCATCTTTACCCATTTCAGATAACCAAACTTTATATTCAACTGAAGATGTCAATAAAGCAAAACAGTATTCTTTTCTTTCTGTTAAGTAGACAGGAGTTTTAAATACAAAACTAGTTGCAGTTAGAGCATCATCTGATATACTAACATTAGATGGATCTAAGTTTACAGTACCTAATATTGTAGGAGAAGGATAACCATTAACCATCTCTCTAATTTGCATTGTCACAGGTAATGCAGTATCTTTTGTATTGAAGAAAACATCAATCTTAGATATAAAACATCCACCTGCCTCTTCAATCAAGAATGACTGTGCAAGAGGATCATACCAACCACCTGCTCTAGTTTGAGTTGATGAAGTTGTTATTGTTCTAGTATCAGATACTGTATCATGTACAATATCAGCATTTCTTACTAAAAGTACATCACTTTGTTTAGTTAATATAGTACCATTTGCACTATATGTTCCTTCAGCAGAACTGTCAGCATCGCCAGGAACTAATGAATTAGATGGACTATCAGTTAATCTAACAATAGATTCTCCAGTTTTCCATCTTGGATTAGCATCATCGTTTGGATCAGGGATATAAATACTTGCTCTTAAATTACCTTTATCGTCAGCAATAAGATGTTTTTTAGTTACAGTAGCAGTAGCACCACTAGTTACACCAGAAATAATATCTCCTTCTAAAAGATAACCACCCCTTAAATCTCCATCTAATTTTTGCATAGATGATATATTTAAGTTAAGGAAAGTAGATGTAGTGCTATATGCAGTAGCTGTAATTGTATTACCAGTATATGGGTCTACAGTATACTTCTTACCAAGACCATCAATTTCTTCTTGAGGTTCTCTTAACTGACATCTAAATTTTCTATTAACATTACCAGTTACTACTATATCTTCATTAGTAGAAAATGCTACTGATCCAGCAGTCATAGAAATTTCAATTATTTTAGGTGTTGTGAATGAAGAAATATCTTTTCCATCTAAAAATGGATACACTCTAATATTTGGTTTCAATCTATATCCAGTAATAGAGAAGTTTCTAGATCTCTTAAAATGAGCATATTTTGTATCAACAACTCTATCTCCAAGTACTTTTCTATCAACACGTGGTGTTACAAATGCTCTTACACCACTTCTAGATTGATCAGAAATTGTTGTAGTTGTTGTTTCAGTAACTTTTCTAATATATGGATGTTGATTACGTCTCTCTGTACGTGTATTGCTACTTGAAGAACTACTTGTCCATTGTGTTTCCCATGAGTTCCATTCTGTAGGACCAAAACCAGTATTAGGATCTATATTTAAATTACGTTGTACAGCAGCAAAATCTCCTTCTACATCTGTTAATGATTCTGGTAAACGTTCTTCATCTATCCAGTCATCAGATGCTGGAAATACATTCATTAAACCAACCCATGATACCACCGCAAATGGGTTAACATTTTCTAATACACAAGCGTATGGTTGCTCAACTAATAATTGATCAGTATAATTAAGCATTAACAAATCACCTTTCATGTAATTTGTAGGTTCAGTATCATAAACTAAAGTGCTATTAGTAGTATAATGTTGTGGTCTTAATTCACCCAAAGATGTATCCATAGAACACTTATAGTTTGGATGAATAGGATTACCAATCATATGTGAAGAGAAGTTATCTACTAAGAAACCATTCTTCAATCTATTGTTACCACTACCATCATCAACAAATAAGTTTTTAGTATCAGTTTCTAATAAACTTAATTGTGTATAATATTCTATATTTTGAATTCTATTTTCAAGACCACCAATATCTTTCATGGTGTATCTTCTTTGGAAATGTCTCTTTATTTTAACGTCATTTAAATCTCTGATATATGGAGGCATTTGAATAGTCAAAACCTTCATTGCATTAGCAAGTGAATCTGAAGGTTTTTCTGGATTTAAACTAGGAATACCTTTTTTATTAATAAAATCACCATTTTTATCAAGATATAAATCATCAGTTCTTGCTAAGTAATATTCAAGATCACCATCAGTAGTACCACTAGGTAATAAAAATATACCAGTTTGAGTGAAGTCAGTATTTGCAAAAGTGCCACTAGGAGATGTCAAAGATGTTCCAGAAACAATAGTTCCTGTATTGATAGTGTATACAGCATCAATCTCACCATTCCCATTTAAGATAGGGTCAGCATCAATTCTCCAATCAAGAACATCACTTAAATAACAAGTTTCACCACCATACTCATAACTAGGAATATTATCAAAATCAGCATCATAATAGGATTCTCTACTAGCAAATACTCCATCATTATTAACTGTCTCAAAATGATCAAAAATAACTACAAGTTTACTAGTTTCTGATATAGAACTATCAGGAGAAACTTTTACCAACCTACCATAATTAAATGCTTGATCTCTTTGACCATCATCTAAAACATATCTGTCTTTAATATTTGGTAAACCATGATTATTAATTGTGTTTATAGATCTTTCTGCAGAACTATTATATCCAAATAAAGTTTCATTAGCAATAAAGTTTGTATTACTTAAATAAACGAAAAATAATTCATTACCTGATTGTTTAATTACTCTTCCCTTTGACCCACTAGTTCTACCAACTATTACTTCTCCAACTTCAAAAGAAGTTGTTGCTGAAGATGATTGTAAAGTAACTTTAGGTACAACAGATGTTGATACTGTAGTGCTAACAGGTGTATTGTAGATTGCATGTATTTTAGAAACTTTAGTAGTACCAAGAGATAATATCTCATTATTAAGTGGATATACAGCATTATTAGTTAATTCAATACATCTCATTTTCTTGTGTGAAATAAGATGTTGAGTTGGCGTATCAATTTTTTGAGGTCCTATTACTACAAATTGCTGACCTGCATTACCTACTTGTGCTGTTAATGTTCCACCAGTAACACCTATAGAAGACATAGAAACACTTACACCAGCAGCACCTTGTATTGCCACTGTATAATCATCTTGATTAGTAGAGAAATAATTTCCAGAACTTGAAAGTATACCACTACCATCAATGGAACCAGTTTTAATAGTTTGAACTGATTGAACTTTAGTATCAGTAACTGTTTTTATACTACGACCTTCACTAACCTTAAAGAATAAAGGTTTTGGCGTACCCATAATTTTATTAATAGGATAGTTACTACCACCAGAAACAGTATCATTAGTCCAATTTATAACACCACCAATGTTTATTTTACCATTTACTAAAGTTTGAATGCTTTTATCAGCAGAAATAAATGTAATATTTACTAATCTAATTAATGTTTTCTGACTAGTTCCACCTATTTTAACATCTTCATGAGCAACAAATACTGCATATCCAACTACATTATTACCAGAATCTAGTAAAGCAACTTTAGTTGCTCCAGTTAAATTATCTTGAATTTGAGATCTTGTTAAGAATCCATTATTAGTTGTAGTACTTAATACAAATTCTGTACCTCTACCATCTGTTGGAATTGTTGAGTTATTTACTAACTCAGTAGTTCTTGGTTTTTCTATGTCTACATGAGTTGTTTGTAAATTCTCTAACTCATAACCACGAACATATGATTTACCTGGTGATACTGATATTTCAAATAAATCTTTAGTTGGTGTATTATCATCATCTGTTGTAGTATTAACTTCAAATATACCATTGTTTACACCGTTATTTAAACACTCATTTTTAGTGAAATCATAAGGTCGTACTTCATAATCTCCAGATTCATCATATGTTCTTCTTGCAAGAATGTCCTCTATATTTGATGTTTGTCTATCTTGTCCTAAATTTTTAGTATATCCTTCATCTAAACGTAAAAGTTCAATAAAATCAGTAGCAGATGTATCAGTTAAAGATTTCTTAGATAAAATTGCCTTTAATTTTAATCTATGTGCACCAGGTGCAGAATAGTTAGAATATCCTTGAGATGGATCTGTTAGTGATGTATCTTCCTCTGGAGTTACAATTTCTTCTAGAATTTGTAGTCCAACTTTGTATGAAGGAGTTGTACCAAATTGATCAAGTACAATTTCTTGCTCTTCGACTTTTACAAAATGACCTTTAGTAAAATATACACCTTCAGTAATTTTAGCAGAAGAACCTGTATAGTTAGAACTAGTACTAACACACTTAGCAAAGTCAGTATTTTCCTGTATAACTGTAGTTCCAATGCTAAAAGAATCTTGTGCTAGTAAAATTTCATCATCAGCAAATGATCCACTAGTATTAGAATTACCAGCAGATGTATATTTTACATATAAAGTTGTCTTACTCTTTTCTGACTGTTCAGATGTTAATGCATTAACTACTTTTGCCTTAACCCCTGTTGTATTACCAATAATAGTTTGTCCTACAATGTAAGGTGTAGATGAACCTGTAGGTGTAGCAACCAAAGCATTACTTGGTATACCAAAATATTCTTCCTCTATTAATATTGCAGTATATTGTAAATCAAAACCTACTTGACCAGGTACTACCTGATCTCCTTCTTTATAAACACTCTTTCCAAACTTTTCTATCTGATCTTGTAAAATAGATTGTGCTTGTGTAAGTTCTCTAGCCTGAAGTGGGTATCCAGGACGAAATAGTACCCTATAAAAATTTTTATCAGGGTCAAAATCCTCAAAGTATGGAGGTGTATTAAGATCTGTTGACTGAGGCATTTTAGAACTCTAGGATAATCTTAAAATCTTCTGTTTGGTCTTCGGCTCTCGAAATTGTAGCCCTATTATCTATGTAGATGACTTCACCAGAACCTCTTGTTAGTTCTGAATCTTTTACTGCTGTTGAAGCATCAGAGTCAATAGTTTTTTGCTCTACACTTCCACCTGCAGGAACAATATTAATATTCTCACCAGCAGCAAAATTAGGTTTTGTACCTGTACTAGTTAGACCATATTCTAATTCGTTTTCTTGTGAATAATATATTGTATGAATAGTACCAGAAGTTTCATAATGTATAATTCTTCCACCAGCACCACTAGTAATACCAGTTATTTTGGCATCATCATAATAACCATCAGTAGATGTAGATAATGCTGAAGTTATCTTAAGTTGCTTTGTACCAACTGCAATACCAGAAGATGTACTTACAATTGGATTATAAAGTAATCCAACAACACGAAAATCATTACCAAAGAGGAAATCATCCTTTTCCAATTTGGCATGCATTGCTATTCTATATGCACCTAATTCTCTACCTATCTGTTGTCCTAGTCCTTCTTTACCTGTAATGATTGGTTTTAATATTCCATTTGAACCAGTAGATAAATTAACTTGACCAAATGTATAACCCTGACCAGGATTAACTACCTTAACTCCAGTTATACCACCACTTTGATTAGTAGATGTAATTCTAATTTTACCATTAGTACCATCACCTACAATATCAAACTCAGTGTTTGCTAAGTATCCTGTACCTGCAGCATCTATTAATACATTATAAATTGAACCACCATAGTTAGCAGCTGGTGCTATTACATTTGATTGATCTATTGCACTATCCTCTGGAATAGGAACATACTCATCAGTTTTAAACTTTTCAAAATCATTTGCATTTACAGTGAACATATACTTCCAAATATACCCATCAGGTAAAGTAAAGGGTGCACTAGAAGTAGATGTTGGTTCTGAAGTAGATTCTCCGTTACCATTATTATCTAAACACTTATAAACTTTATATTCTGAAGTTACAACATAAAAATTAGTTTCATATAAATGTTGTTCAAAATTATTTGATTGAACATATGTTTTCACATTACCAACAACATTAGTGACATCACCATAATCATGACGATATATGTCATAAACTGATCCAGATGACCATTTATTATTTCTAATAACTGAACGCATCTCAGCAGAAGTAACTCTTTTTAAACCAATTATTTGATCATATATCTTAAATTGTTGACTCTGATTATCAACAGGATCATTTGCTACATTAGTCGGAGTACCATCAAACTCCGTCCAAGTAGTTGCTTTCGCAAAAAACAACCATACCTCTGCTAATGCAGATGCAGGAAGTGCTGAAACACCTGTTATACCAGGTATCTCTTTAAGAGCAATAGCATCTTTGAACTTCTCAGCAAATACTACTCTAAATTTATCAGTTAAAATCGCTGCCATTGTCTGACGGTTTTCTTTTTATTTATAGGACTAGAAATTATAAATAAACCCTACTTTTAAGAGCAAATGCTCAGTACCAGCAGCACCACTGGTTAGGGAAATAAAGTTATCAGATTCTAAATCATCTTTAGATTCTGCTAATTTTATAGTATTATCATCAATTTTCTCTACATGATATTGAGTTGCATCAGTTAAACCACCAATTGCTGTACCACCATCACTTGTATATGAAATAACATCACCTTGCACAAAACCATGATTTGCAATAGTTATAGTGTTATCTGTTGTATTTACAACTGAACCGCTTGTAGCATCAAATATATGTGTTGCTACAGTTTGATATTCATTAATTAAATCATCATCATCTACTGCATGAGAATTTATAGTAGATGATGTAGTTATAGGAAATGCAGTATCATTTAATTTAACATACAATAACCTATTTGTTTGATCCCATCTCACTAAACTAGCAGTTCTAGTAGTATCATAAGTTATAGTAGTACTATCAATAGTTTCAATACTACCATCACCATTTGTACCACCTGCAGTTGATGATAAAAATGTTTCACCAGCTGCAGTAGCATTTAATTTAACAATTTGATCAAATGTAATATCATGTCCAATTACAACACCTTGCAACTCATCAACTGTACTAGAGGTTCTTGGAACAAACTGAGTATATTTACAATTAATTTTTCTTATACCAAAGTTTGTTGTAGCTGGTAGAATTAATGTAAATTCATTATTATCACTATCAGGAGATGGTGGAAGATCATCTGAAATATTATTCAGTGTCAATCTAGTTATAGGAGTTGTATATAAAACTTTACCAGTTAGTGGATATGGAGAATTTGACGATCCAAATCCATTAACTGTTGTTGTTAAAGTTCTTCTAGCACGTAAAGATTCTCTTATTCTTGCCTTTTTAATAAGATCTGCTTTAAACCAATCAGTTCCGTTAGGTTCTGCATTTATACTTTTAGCACCTAATACTTCACCTGCAGAATCATCTACAGATAATGTAGTAGAACTAGTAACATTATTAATAATTCTTGGTTCTACTTCGTTTGATTGAATAATAACGTCATCTGATTCAACAATAGCATCAATATCAATACTGTCAAAATCATTTGGAGAACCAACAAATATATATCCTTCAAAATCAGATCCTGCTCTTGGTGTAGAAGTAAATTCAACTACACTACCAAGTAAATTAAATGCTGTAATTAAATCAGGATATGCCTGAGGTCTTCCAAACTGTTTAGAAGATGGTATCTGTAATACTCCATCAATAAACAATAATAAATTAGCACTTATATTTGTTTCTGGTTTTGCTTTATGAATTAAACTGAATATTTCTCCATTAGAACTTCTTAAATCAAATACTGTATCAATTCCATTAAAGAATGGTGACATATCTTGAATAGCTTCTAATTCACCAACATAGAAAGAATTAAATGATACTCCGTCCTCTGGTGCTTCAGTAAATTCAATTACAGTATATTCATCTCCACTGCTAGGATTACTTGGTGTAGGATCTATACTTTGGAGTGTATATGATGGACCTCTTTTTTGAAGTATACCATTAATAATTATAAACAAATCAACACCAGTATTAATATTTACTCTTTCACCATCTTTCTTTAACTCAAATATTTTCTTATCTCCATCAAATCCACGATAAAAATTAGATACCGTAAGATTTCTTGGAATTATTTTCTCAACAGTAGTATTATTAGCAAATACTCTATCATTACTGCTAGTTAATTGTGCTCTAGTTACAGTTAGATCATTTGTTGATACATTAGTAACTTTAACTACCTCATAGTTATCAAGAACCAAATAATCATTAGTAGTAATTCCAGTTGCATCTGCTACTGTAAATACAGTTTCATTAGTCAATACTCCAAATGGTTCATTTAATAAAGTATTAGTAGTTGTTTCTATAGCAGATACAACACCACTCTCTAAAATATCACTTGAAGCAAAAGCGAGATCTCTATTAGCATTAGTTGTTTCTAATTCTTCTAACCATAATTCAAAATGATTAATTCTTATACCACTAAGATCTAAAACTTCAATAGTTAAATTGCCACCACTAATATTGGTAAATGTTACTTGTAAATAAGTTCCAGAGTTTGGATCATTATCTATTGCAGTTATTTCTAATTCATCATCATCAGGACTTGTTAATCCTATGGAAGCATTATATTTAACTCTATCACCTACATTTATTCCTATTATATCTGCTAAAGTTAAATTAAATGTAGCATTATTAGCAACAACAGTTGAAACTAATCCTGTATTTACTATTTTACGATTAGCTTCTCTAACTACCCTAGCAATTCTTCCAGAAGATGTAGATGTCACAACATAGTCACCAACAACAAAATCTATAGGATCTTGCTTGACCATAACAACGTTTTTACTAACATCATCAAATTGATAATTTTTTGGATCTGGAGGAGTAATAGATTGACCATTAATAATTGTTTGATCACCTATACCCCTTCTTCTATAAAGTATACCAACAAATTGTCTACCAACTGTATTATCAGAACCTACAAATCGTTGTGGTGCCTCAAAGAAGTTAATTTTCCTAACACCACTTGTTATTGTTTTATATGCAATATCTGGTGTTTGAACTACGCCTGCAATATCAACTAGATACTCTTTTGAATTAATTACAGTTCCAGTTGGAATAACAAGTTGCCCATCTTCAATTTTATATGAATATTGGTTGTTAATAATTCCATGTGTAGATGTTTCTAGAGATACACCTAAAGGATCAATCATAACAACTAAACTTTCATAAGAGAATCCATAATCAAATACTATATCTTTACTTGCATCTACCTCATAATCATCAGTTGACTGTAATACACCATCAACCCAAATAAAGTAACTTTCTTTGGAAGTTGGAAGAGATGGTTTTTGGGAAATTAATATTGCTTGACTTGCTATTACAGTACCATTAGTGAACTCATTTTTTAAGAAACCGTTTAAAAACCGAACATTTATTTGAGACCCACCTTCAAGGTCTTGAGTAAATGAAATCTCTCCATTATTACTAGATGCAACAGCAAAACTACTCTTTAACTGACAAACACCATCAATAAGAACTAACCATTTATCTTCATCAATAGATGTGTATATTGATGATGGGAAAGGATTACCATCAATGTCTACTAATTGAATAGGACTGCCTGCACTTAATGCAGTAGTTTGTGTAGTACTATGATTATGAATAACCATATCTTCATTAAACTGTCTATAAGTCAATGTTTCATTTGCAGGCATCAATTCGCCATTATCCTTAACAGATTCAGTAAAATCAAGAGTTTTATCTGAGTCAGTTATAATCCATGATGTTCCATATGTTTGAACAATGTTATCAAGGATAATAACCATTTGATCTACATTATATCCTTCAATATAATTGATATCACCAGTTACTGCATCAGTAGGATTAGTTGGATTTACTGCTTTAAGTTCAAATGCAGTTTTTACACCATCAAACTGATCTGATATATCATCAAATACAGCAACAACAGATGTCTTTATATCTTTAACGTCAGTAAGTAATTTATTAAGAATATTAACCTCATCAAATCCTTTATTTCTACTAACAAAGTAATTATATTTTTGATTCATTCTAACGATGCTATTAACATCAGTAGATACTTTTAAAGTTGTTGAAGCACTAATAGTTTCTTTACTACTATTTTTTATTTCAGTGTTTGCAAATATTCTATATCCTGCAGGATGTGCTGCTCTTTGATATCCTTCTTTCCATGTGAGGAAAGGTGTTTGAGAAGATATTTCATATGCAAATTTTTGATATCTTAAACTATCCTGTATTTTATAAACACCAAATCCAAGATGTGATTTAGTATCTAAGAATTGTTTTGGTGTTTCTACTACAGAATCTAAAATTACTTCAGTAGTAGCAGCATATGCTTCGTCTACAAAACCATATGCACCTGAGTTCACACCAACCAATACATTTCCTACCTCAACTTCTTTATTAGAATTTTCCAATCTAACTATAGAACTATTAGGTTGCCATCCTTGATTTGTAGCAATAAATCCAAAATATTGATCTGTTATATTAGTTGGTGATTGTCCTATTATAACTTTCTCGTTAGTAATAAATGTAGATTTTTTAATAGAGACAACTGCAGTTGCTTTTCTTTCTAATAATATTACTTGATAGTATAGAACACTTTGACCTGCAGGCATTACAATTGCTTTATCAAATGCACCACCACTACTAACAGCATTACTGCTTGTAGGATCAACATAATCTGTTCCATTACTTGTATATCTGTTTTTCATAGTGATAGTATCAATAAATGCAAAGAAAATACCACTTTCTACAAATTTAATTTGTTGGTCTACTGTATCTTGATAATATGCTCTTATTCTATAAGAATCATCATCTCTAAAATATTCTTTAAAATTAAATTTAAATTGTAAATCACCACTTGTATTAAGTGTTGCAAAATAATATTTCTCAATATCTAATGTAGGTGCAGAGGAATATCTAATACCCTCAAATGTAATATCTAAATCTAATAATTGACCATTTACTACTGTTGGAGATAATCTAACATGACTAGGATCTCCAACAGGTAATCCACCACCACTAACAACAACTCTTGGTGTAAATACGTATCCTTCACCTGGATCTGTAACAGTTACATCAGTAACTACAAAGTTTTGAGATATTTTTGATATTTGTGGAAATCTTAATTTAGGTTTATTATCTGATGCAGGATTATATCCATAACCAGAACTAATTGCTTGAACTGTTTGAATAGTACCTACACTATCAGATTTTGGTTCTAATATAGCATTTACACCTGTATCACTAGTTACACCACTAATACCTGGCAATATATCATAATCAAATCCACCAGATGTCATAGTAGCAACCTCTATAGGTCCTGATGCATTAGGAGATATTGTTGTATATCTAAAAGTATTACCATTATATCCACTAAGAAATGCACTAGGATCTTCTGGAGTGTATATTTCAAAATCAGATGTACTTGAATTAACTACCTTATATTCACCATTGACTGGTTCTGGAAGAGTAGATACATGTACATCAATAATGTTTGGATCTGTTAAATTAGTAAATCTTAAAACATATTCTGTTAAATCGGAAGAATCTGGACGTATTGTAAATGATAATAATTCATTAGTTTGGGGATTTATTTCTTTACTAACATTAACATCAAAATATTCTTTTTGTTTACCACTTGCACCAGGCGTGAAGAAAGATATTAAATATGAATCACTATTATTATTTTTAGTGTATTTGTAAGTTGATCCTTCATAAAGTGTCTTAAAGTAATTTCCATTTGTTAAAGTAAAATTACCTGCACTAAATGTAGTACCAGATAGAGTTAAATTGATATTTTCTACTTGTGCAGTTGCTGCTTTAATAGTTACATTATCACTTATTGTTAATCCATTATTTTGAGCATTAATTTTAGTTAATATTCTATTTTCTTCATATTTTCCAACTTTAGCAAAAACTCTACCCAATCTACTTACTGTAGTTCTAGGATAATGTTGCCCAACAGTAGTTTCAAAGGTTCCTCTCTCTACAATCAATAAATGTTTATATGTAGAAGTTTGTATATTAATATTTTCACTAACAACTGCAGTTGGGTCGTATGTTGTAACACCTGCAACTATTTCTGCTATTGGACTAGCATCAAATGTTCCTTGATCAAATACTAAATCTTGTATATTACTATCACCATCTAAATCTACAACAGCAGCATTAGGATTAGGTGCTCCACCTGTTAAACTTTGCAATATCTGATTAAAATATAGGTAATATTGTGTACCAGATTGAGTACCAGTTCCATCTACAATTCTAGTTCTTACGAAATTTTCTTCTTTAGTAATTTGTATATCAACAATAGTAGCATTTTCACTATTAATTTGTATAACATCTCCAACAATAAAAGGAGAACTATCAAACACCTCAATAGCATCAATTAATGTTATTGCAGAATTTGTTGTATGTGATGCAGCTAATGTTCCTGATTGTCCTCTATTAACAAATATATGCCCAGTACCTAATTTAACTACTTTCATATACTCATCATCAATTTTAATATATTTTACTTGTGAGTTTGAATATAAATCTGATATAGTTCCATTATTAAAACTTCCTACAGAAAAATAAGTATCAACACTACTAATATTTTGTGTTAACAATGCTGTAACTACATTAGCACCAACAGATATGCCATTTATATCATCACCTGATAATTCACTTACTTTACTATTATCTACTGCTAAAGATGTATCAAATATTTCATCATTAATTGTTGGTGTACCAGTTACATTACTCAAATACATTCTTCTAGTAAGTTGATCAATACTGTGTACAGTTGCTTGGAATCCAGAACCATTTTTTATAGTAATGCCAGATACAAAATGTTGTGCTTCATCGTAATATTCAAGATAATCATATTGTGTAGCAGTAACACTAGATACTAATTTACCAGATAATACACTAACAAATCCACCAGCTCCAAACCCAGATGTACCACTATTATCAAACTTAACAACATCACCAATTTTATATCCATCACCACCACTTACAATATCAATAGAATCAAGAGATGCAAGTGCTGATGTAGGAACTGATTTTATACTAAAAGCACCTCTATCAATAGATTTTGATACTGAGGTAGAATCAGCAGTAACATATCTCTTAACGCCAGTTATAGCATCAATATTAACAACTTCTAAATCATTAAAGTCCTGATATGTTACTCCTGCAAATTTAGGACCGACAAAGAAAGGAAATCCACTTTCTATAATATTATTGATAGATAAATCAAATGTCATAAAATATGCATATACACCATCAGGATATTCTGGTGTAACACAAAATCTACCATTCTGTTCATCTAAATCAGAACCTGCAGCAGACCAAACATAATCTTCTGCAAAAGAACCATAACCATAGATACCAAGACCATCGTAAGTTGCACTATTATTTCTAATAGCATTATTATTACTAGAATGTTCTGTTGCTGTTAATGTATTATAACCACTCTCCATTTTTTTAATTTGAGTGTTATCTGCTTTAAGTGCATTTCTATATCCATAAGGACCATATATTGGAGCACCATCTAACGCCCAACCTATAATTGGTGAATGTACTGTGGGATCATTAAAATTAATAGAAGTTACAACACCATCTATTTTTAATTGTAGATTTCTTGGAGGTCCTAATGCTGTTAATGTTTTAGCAATTTTAGTTTCACCATCTTCCTGTATTACTCTATCTCCTGTTAAAAACAACCCTGAGTCATTATCATAAAATTCAATTTGATTTTGATCAAAATTATTAATTAAATTCCATTTAGTTGCATTTGGAAGTAATATATCTCCAGAACCTGGTTCTGCAATACTTAATGTAACTCCTAGATCTGAATAGTTTATACCACTGTTTATAACCTTTAACTCAGTAATTGAACCAGCAGATAATTTAGGAACAATAACACCACCACTTCCAGTTTGTGCATTATCTTTAATTGTTATGATTGGTGGACTATTATAGTTGTTACCACCATTAATAACTGTTGCATCTATAATTCTACCATTAGATATTGTCACAAAACCAGTAGCACTAGTTCCTTTTATAAGTTCATAAGTAGGATCTTGTTTATATCTTCTACCTGGTTCTGTAACATTGACTTTAGTAATAGCACCTGTCACAAAGGCAGATAATATAGCATTTTCAGTAACACCAGCTTGTTCACCAAGAACTGGAGTAACTCTTACTGTAGGTTGTTTGGTATAACCCTTTCCAGCATCTATAATTCTTATTTTTGTAATTGCACCAGCAACAACAATTGGTTGTACTATAGCTGGTGAAAAATCATTACCTGTAAACTCAGTATCAGTAGGATCTTTAACAACGTCAATAACAATATTTTTAGGATAACCTAAACCACGTTTTTCAATAAAGATTTCTTTTAATGATCCATTTACTATTAATTCTGCTTCGGCACGTATTCCTTCAAAACCAGTTGCTCCAGAAGTTGGTGCTAATGTAAGGTCTTCTCCTATATCTCCTCTTGGTACATCAATACGAATTGCTGGTGGATTATTAACATTAAAATGATCTCCACCAGATTCTATATCAATACTTTCTATTTTACCTCTAGTAAATGTTATAGCACTTTTCCAACTAAGTATGGCAGTTCCATCTCTTAAAAATCCTACTGGTTCATTTATTGGTATATTTTGTTTACTTCCCTCTGGACTACGTTGAAATGTTCTAGGAAACTGTCTGATATATTTTCCATCTTCTAAAAGGACATTAGGTGGTATAGAAAATGTTTCATAGAAAGGAATACTAGAAGTATATACATATGCAGAAAGATCGTTATACCATACAGTATTAACTCCAGATAAGAATCCATTTCTAGTAGTACAAGGTATAAGATCATTAAAATACCAACTATTGATAATTTTATCATTTACCTCTATAATATCCTTTACTTGACCAATATCTCCAACTTGATATGATGTAAGTGTAGAATCTATTGAAAATCCAGAAACACCTGCATATATTACAAAAAATATGTCAGGTCTGGTTTTTACAGTAGTTAAAGAGTCAAAATCGTAAATTACTTGACCAATCTTATATTTTGTACTATTAAAGTCCTTTACTTTGAAATAATTCAAAGTTTTTTCTGTATATTCAACTAATTGCTGTCCAATACGCAAAAACCCCTTTGTAGGGAATTCATACGTAGAATCTACAAATAATTTGTCATCAATTAACGTAGAAGTGATTTTTGTGAATCTTGTCGGATTTAAAAGAGATCCATTTGATAATTCTACCTCATATACCTGACTAGAGGTAGAAAAGGTGTTTTCTACAGTTTGAACTGGAAATTCATTGCTTCCTTGTATTAAACAATCACCATCAAGTGATCTTGTGTCATAATCGTCTAATGATTCAATTCTAACTATCTCTTTACTCTGATAAGTTGCATTTGAGGCATCTATTAGAGATTCATTGTAATTTTTAAGTTCTGGTTTCTCTTGAAAGAGAAATTTGAAATAATAGTCAATACCTTGAGGTGTTCCTTTAGCAAGATAGAAATCTTTTGCTTTTTTTAGAAGAAAATCAACATTTACAAGATCTAAATTATCAAGTAAGACATTTTTGGGAAAATCAATTAAATATTGCTCTCTAATTTGTTCTAAGAAATATAAAACGTAATTATAGGATTGATTAAGAACAATTGAAGCATCTGAGTGAGATTCAGCGACTGTTACGTTATTTGCCTTAAATCCATTCTCAACAGATAAGGTATTGTAAGTCCATCCTCTACTACACTCATTAAAAACGGTTTTATCTACACCACCGTCGGTTATACTCTGTTTTCTCTTGTAAAATATGACCTCAGAATCAATTTTAAGGAGTCCGTTGTTTAATGGGAAGTCAACATGTCCTAATACTGTAATAGACGTGTCTGAGGCGGTTATAGCACCGTCTAGAGTTGTTTGTGCGTCTGCTGCAGTATATGTATCAATATCAATGAGATCTGTGATGCCATTTAATATATCAAGAGCATTTCCATTAGTTTCTAAGAACCTATAATAGTCCTTAAAGAAATTAATGAAATTTGGATACTCATTGGACAGGTAACTTGGAACCTGTTGCTCAATAGCATTCGATACTTGCAAAGAATTGAACATTAGCTATAAACTGGTGTTTGACCTACTCCTGATGTTCTAGATGAGGATGAAATATCATCTAAAATTGTTGTAACTGTAATATCTGCATCTGATATTGTTAAATACAGATCTCGTAAAGCAATAATGTCATTTGAGGCAGGAATCATTGATAAAGAAATGAATGGGGTTCCTCCTACAGTAGAACTTATATTAATACCATTAATATTTATTTCACCCATCATATAATCAATAGTTCCAATGTTTTGACTATAATATTTTTTCTCATTTCCCTCTACACGGTAAATTGCAATATTATTTGTTCCAAATTTTTCCAAATACCAAATATATGATTGATCTTCACCTGTTAGTTTGAATCCACTGGATATAATATCAGTATTTTGTGAAATTACGTTACCATAGCAAATTTTGTAAGATGCAAATACATTAGTAAGTGCCTCAATGTTCTTTTTCATCCTAATACGTGTAATATTAGATGTTATACCAATATCTGCATCATCAATAAGTGATACTAAATTAGAATACTTAAATTTACCGTTAAAACGTTCTAAATCTTTAGTATTACCAAAATTCTGAATAGTTGACCTTACTACGTTTGTAATATCTGGTGCTTTTCTGCGTGTGTTGTTACTATTGTAATAAACAAAGGAAGATATCTCTAAAAACAAGAAAGATGGATCTTGTATCTCAGGTATAACGCTCAAAATAGTGTATTTCTTAATTGACTTCTGTAATTCCTTTTTAGCAGTAGTTGTAAGTGTATTTGCACCATTAGGTTTTGCCACAATATACACTTTTCCATATTGCGGAGGACTTGCTTCTTCTCCACCGTAAACTGACAAGGATTGTAAATTAGGATACAATTCCGCAACTAAAGTTTCATAGTCCCGTACAGTTACAGCTCTTCGCTGAGAAGAATAATATCTTGGAGCTAGATATTTGATAGATGTAACATCCTCTGGATCAGCACCACCAACAGAATTGGTAGTTACGGTAATTGTAGGTTGTAAATCCGTAATTGTAGTAGAACCACTGATAATAGTACCTACAAATTCAAAAGTACTACACTCATTTCCTAATGCTTTATTAGTATTAAGGTACTCTATAGAAATTTGATCGTTATTTTGTATCTTACGTCCAAATACTCCGTCTCCAAATATAATTTCATACTGTTCACTCTTATTTTCCTGTATAAAGTATACTCTATCAGTTGCAGAGATCTCAGTAATGTCTTTTACTGCTCTATATGACAAAGGAACAGTAGTATCAAAGTGATCTACAATTACTGTGAGTAAATCTACGTCTGCATCAGCACTTGGTATGATAAATGACTGTTTTGTAGTTGTATCTACTGTATAATTGAGTTGTAAAAGATTTCCTTGGTAAATGTCAATATCTGTAAAGGTGATACGACGTACTCCATTACCATCAATATATGATTCTCTTGTAATATCTGATAAAACACTAAAAACAAAAGTTCCCTCTCCATTTTTACCTACAAAGGCAGTTCCTTTTTTTAAGGTAAGTGATTCTTGAGAAGGTGTTACAACAAAGTCCATTGTAATGGTTGCCTTTGCTGCTTTTGCTGACCTTGGGGTATATCCAACTAACTTAGCAAGTGATACTACATTCTCTCTTATAGAGGCACTATCAAAAAAGACCTCATTCGCCACCAGGTTGGCGTTTAAGGCACTGTAATAGGTGTTATAGGATAATACATCCAATAACTGTGATAATACCGATCCCTCGAAGTTATAATCACTAAAAGTATCCGAAGATCTCATGAACTCCTTCAAACTTGTTTTTACCTCTTCAAAGTCGAGATTAGTTATTTGATTAAATGCCATTATACTCTTTCTAGTATTAAATTAAGAGATTGTGGATCTAGTGGTATGCCTATAATCCTATAAAATATTGTTATATCCAAAGAATTTCCATCAATATCATCAATTACGTCAACATCTAGTAATTTTATCCTTGGTTCATATGCTGTTAAGGCATCTTCTATAGCAATTCTTATATCATCTGCTGTTGCCATGCTAAAATTCTCAAATAAAGACCCAACAACAGTGCTTCCGAAGTATGGACGAAACGCTCTATCACCCCTAGTGGTCAAAACGATGTTTTTTACTGCAAATTTGATCGCTTCAGCGTTCTTCAGCAGTGGTAAATCCGAAGTAATAGGATTTTTCTCAAAATTGGGGTTTAAATCGACGAATTTTTTCGAGACAGTCGCCATTTTTTAGTTGACTTTACCTTTTATATATCAAGGTTTTGGAGAATCTTCCTTTTTTTCCGTTTTTGGCGGTTGTGAAGGGTATTCACTGATCAATTTCTTGCCAGATTTGATAAATTCTTCACTTTTATCGACTCTAATTGTCATTTTTTCATTATTTTACGCTAACACTATCTATAAGCATAAAAAAAAGGGTCAAAATGACCCTTTTCTCAACGATAATTTTTATTTTTATAAGATTAATCCATTATTTTCCTTGTCCTCGGTACTTTTTACGTTTGCCATTCCTTGATGTAGCATTATATTTTGTATTTTTACTTGTCCCTTGTCGGGTTTTCTTTTGATTCTTCTCTTCTTGTACAGAAGTTCCAAATCCACCCATCTTAGTTCTGACTACCATGTTCCGATTAAAAAAGAATATATTATGAATTAGGTGAGGAGGGAGGTAGGATTCCTGTGTACCTACAAAAGACGGGCATTTCTACAGTTAGAAATACGTCTTTGCATAAGACCCGTTTGGTAAAACGATTCTGTTGTTCCCAACAGCGAGCACCACCTCTGTCTTATCACCTTAACTAGCAAAATGCCAGTAAGTTTATTCAGTCACTCCCGTGTTGAGCGATCAACTCAACAAATATAGTATATCACTTACTCTCAGGTTTGTCAAGCTCTGGTAAAAACCAATTGAAATTTATCACAAAACGTTCTTTTGTATTGGTTTGAGTTACTCCTCTGTGCTTTATATTGCTTGGAAACGTCACCATACGGTTAGCAAGCGAGTTTATACACTCCCCTGTCTCAAATTCTGTGTATCCGTTGTTGCTATTTACGTAAAATATAGCAGTTTGCATATTCTTACAAGGGATTTTTTCGTCATGGTACGCAGGTTGAAACTGCCAATCCCAATGGAACTCCCCTTCGTACTTCTTACTTCCGCTATATTTCTCTAAATTTGCCTTAATTCTGTATATTCCCAAAGGTTTTGCCTTATTGAGTATTGGAAAGAGTTTTGGGAGGTGCTCTGACTTGTGTAACGTAGTACTCAAAAAGAATCCATGGTTAAATTGACCATCTCTAAGGTCATCTTCCTCTATGTCGCTGTAGCGGACTTTAAAGGGATCATAAGACCAAAAACCAGGTTGATACATCAGATCGTGTATTTCCTTCAATTCTTCTGGTTTCAGATAGTCATTAATAACTTGGAGTTTCGTCATATTCATCAATAGGTTCATAAACAATCTGGATATCGTGCTTAAGCACATCCACTTCACCTTTTTTTAATAATTTTTCTAACTTTTCCACAGACACACAGTGTTTAACACATTCATCATCCTTATAGATGTGGAACTCTAACATTTAACCTCCAGCAAAAACATTACTACTACCACCTGATACTGACGTACAGGTAGGATCTCCAACTCTACCACATGCTTTGCCATTAACAAAGACGGTAGAACTACCACTACTTATAACAGTAGAGTGTGCAGGACATTTATTACCTGCAGGAAAGGTATGTACTGTATTTTTATCTCCTTGTCTACTTACTGAGATACTATTACAAAATACATTACCGCTACCAACGGCTCGTACCATACCTGAGCAATGAGATACTTCACTGTCTCCTACTCTTGTAACTGCTGGCATTCTTCAGATCCTCCAATGTTTTCCTCTCCTTCAACAGAGAAAGGATTATATTTTGATCTAGCGTTCCTATACATGGTCTCATGTAAGGTAACGGGTTCTTCTTTAACGTCCTCTAGTAGAGGTTTAATATCTTCTGGCATGTTTAAAAACCAAGGGTCATAGGGTAAAAAATAAGGTTTTGCGTAATGGGTCATTAATCGTAATACGTATCTACAAATGATCGTATTCCTTCCCACTCATTATTTACCTGCATTGTAGCAGTTAAATTTGCAGAACTAGAATCAGTTACTACACTGATACTGAAACTTATTATAACATAGTTTCGGGTATCTTGGTCAAGTTCATAATATTCCTTTCCAGTTGGCATATTGGATACACCAACAACTGTAGAAGGAGTTTGTATCTTATTAGATGAACCTCCCTCCACATAAGTAAAGGTATCGGAAAACGGATCAATAAAAGTTCCTGTTATAGTACAAGTATTAACACCACTAGTCAAAGTTAACTGATTAGTAATATCAACAGAACTTCCTTCTATACCATCACTTGCATTATAATAAGAGTACGATACTGCAGTACATGTTGTACTAGTTATCGTTTCTCCTTCATCATCAGTAGAAGAAGTGACACTCAGGTTTACTGTATAGTTGGGTCTCTCCTGTTCTGCAAATTCATCGTCAGTGTTACCTTGTGGTGAACAACTTATACTTATAGTCATTTTATCTCTCTACTCATTATCTGTTGAAGATACCAAGAGTACTTAGCATATTCTTCATGTTGTTCCTCTGTATGAGGACCATCAGGTATATCTGGTTGAAACTTTATAACATTATCTATTATTAGGGGGATGTCACCTATCCTAGTATACGTCTTTAGGTTACCATCCACTAATATTTCAAAATGACCTGTTACGTCATTCATGATTCTACAGTATCTAACTCATCCTCAAAGTTGAGAAGTAAGAAATCCTCTGCTCCTTCATAATCTCTAAAGTAGTATGTTTCACCATTAGGTGCCTCTACTATAAATTTGTCGATGTATCTGTTGAACTCTATAGGTAACTTGTTTCCATCACTATCTTCATACATAATTTTTCTGTGTGAATTTTTTTTATATAGTATTTTCGGTTTCTGGCAATTTTTTCTCTGCGAAATTTTTCTCACTCGTTGGGATACTTTTGTAGGTTAGATGGTACCTATGCATTTTAAACGCACGGCCCGACCCCATAAAATCGGGCGAACCCGACGAAGTGCGATTTTGGTGCTAAAGAAAAAAGGGGGTGTTATTCCCCTTTTCCGATTTCTGCGATTAGTTCCCCCATTTCGGTTAGATTTGCTTCGCCCCAGTCGGCACCGTCAGGTGTAAAGAAAGAACCGATCATCGCCTGCATTTCGTAAAGAAATTCGTTGTAAGTTTCGCACTCCTTAGCGATTGAGTTATAGCACTGGTCGTTGTTGATCCATAGTGCTACATTCCAAGTTGTCCAATCTGACCAACCGTTATACTGTGTTGGTGTGTCTGAGAAATTGAAACTTGTTTGTGCGATCATTTGGATTTGCTCCTTTGTTTGGTATATACTTATTATAGCATAAGGGGGGCATATGCAACCCCCCAAATGTTAAGAAAGTGTTAAATGCAACTCTTTCCTTTTGTTGCCCATAACGCAAGACGCATAGTAGATGCCTTGTAAACCGCTTCGGCAGATCTGCCAGTAGCACGTGCCGCTCTCTGTAGAGTTTTACGGTTTGCTTTCTCTCTTTTAACTGTTGGGACTAATACGTCTCTCGCAGTTTGGAAGATGTCTTTTTGAGTCATTTGGATTTGCTCCTGTGTTTGTTTATACTTCAATTATAGTGGGTGGGGGTGCTGTATGCAACCCCTAGTGGACAGTTTGTTAACTGTCACATCCGAGGATTTCTTCCATGTAGATTTCTGTCATTGACTTTTCAAAATCAATATCCGCTAGGATGTCTCTCTCTTCGGTTTCATATAGATCCTCTATATAAAAATCTTCGGTATCTAGATCCTGCTCTATTTCGATTAGTTCAGATTCTAGAGGCAGTGTTTCAAGTTTTGAAGTCATAGTGCTCCTTGTTTGTTTGATTTAATCTTAATGCATAGGGGGGACTATATCAAGTCCCCATGTGCCACTTTGTCTACTGGCACTGTTCCTCAAATCGTTTGTTTGCTATCTCGATTTGTTTCTCTTCGTCGTAGTATGGGAACGCTTCCTGCACTTCGTCGAATATTTGAAGTAGTAAATCTTCATGATGTAGAGTTGACATTTTTGTCTCCTTAGTTGCTTATGTCTTTATTATAATAGAAAACCCCCAGTGATGGGGGTTGTATGTGACACTATTTGGACTGGCACAGTGTGGGGTCGATTTTACAAATTTGAGCGTTTCTTTCGTTTGTAACTTCGGTTATATTCTTAATTGCTGTAGATCCTAAGACGTAGGCACATAGAATAGTAATTAGAATTAGAGCGTATCTCATAATTAATGTCTGTCTGAGATGTACCATGTACCGTTGTTTGGTGTTGGTCTATCCTTAAAATCCCTTAGTGCCATTTCGTCAAGTACTGCTATTAGCACTGGGTCATTTGCTGCCTTGTCATTCATTAATACTCTACCTTGATAGTAGGGTTTTAAGTTGTCGTCGAACATAGTAGTCATAATGCTGTTTTGTTTCATACCTTTATTATAGGGGATAAATTGGTGCTGTGTGGGTGTGTTAATAATTCTTAACAATTCGGTTTGCTAGTCGTCGTTGATATCGGATCACTTTTTTGTGGATCCGTTGTTTGATTGCTCTAATAAACCCTAGCGTATAGTCAAGTACTAGGGTTAGAACATACAACGTTAGCAGATATAGTACAAGTGTACTAAGCGACTTCATGAACTCGCCTCCAACATACCCACGTTATTGCTTGAACTTGATTAGGAGAATAGTCAGTCCCTTCTGTATCATTGATCACATCAGTTGCTTCCTTGTATGCTTTGGTGATTTCTGCATATAGTTTGTCTGATATGTTAGGGACTTGATTAAGTGGGGTGTATGCTCCATTCCAAATATTAAATGCATGCCCATCAACTGTAATTTCATCACATTTTCCATTAGTAGCAATACCTCTATAGAATGCAATTGTCTTGTTACCCCTAAGTAATGTTTTAATATTTTTGGGGTTGTCGTATTGATTCTCTAATATAGTAATTGCTTTATCCTTTTGCCCTCCAAAGGTACATACCTTAGGATACTCTATATCGTAACAATATGCTCTAATCATATTCTCAGCATCTATCAAGTTACGATCCCATTTGTTGTTTGGTGATAGAGCAGAAACAACTCCTACAACTGTGTCAAGTGGGATATTATATTCTTCAGATAATACCTTGCACATTGAGTATCCTTTAGAATACCATATCTCACCTTCTATTTTATCTTGAGCATTAGATTGAAAGTAAGTTGAGAGAATGTTCTTTGTTAAAGTCATGTTTGCTTTAATTGCTTAATAATATAATAACAGTACTAGCGAGTTAACGCTAGTACATATGATACATTTACAGGTAACCTGCAACTTCCATTCCTGGTTCATCAAAGAACCATGAAACACTTAAATCATCATTCTCATATTTGTCTCTTATTGCATATCTGATATTTTCGGGGGGAGACCATGCAGTATCAAATGTTACAGTGAAACTATTATCACCCTCTTCGTCAATATCTACTTCGTAGCAGTCCCACTTAGTTCCCCAGTTTTCAAGTCGCCAGTTATACCATCTGTCATCAGTTGTACCATCTGGAAACTTAGGGGGGAATAGGTCATTAAGTGGATCTTTTTTACTGAATTCGCCCGCTTCGTTTGGTGTTGTCTTCCAATCTGGTTCGGGAACGAAATTAGTGAATACATTTTCCATTTTGAAAATGTCGAGTAACTCTTTAATTACTGTTTCTTTATCACAATAAAATGATACTCGATTGTGGCAATGATTAGGCATAAATCTTTTGATGTATGTTATATTTGTATTGTATTAGAAATAATGATGATAGTCAACATTACTTGTGCCAGTTTGTGAATTGTCACTCCCACCCCCTCTTTTGTAGTTTACCTTGTCTGTCATGGTAATCTCCTAATATGAATACTTCAAAGTCATACTTATTTGTTGACTTCTTACAATACTCACATTCTAATGATGACCAACTAAAATGAAATACTCTTAAGCATTCATCACAGTGTGGACAAATAATTAATCGTCCATTCTTACCTGATCTAGTATAAGAATTGACTTTAGGGAACGTTAGGGGGGATCTCCCATAATCCAATCTGCAAAGTGTGTGATTCATTTGTGAAAACTTTAATTGCTAATAATATTATAAAGTACCACACGGTATTTGTGTAGTACATATGATACATTACTCAGTATCAGGAATTCGTCTCTCCTCTATTGGTTTCTTGAATTTACATTTAGTATAATCTTTAATATCATTAACAACATCATTAAAATGATCCTTCCAGTAATTCTCTGCTCTATCCATAAACTCTACCTCTGGTAAATCATTAAATAGATCCATATACATATCAAATGCAATTTGTAACAATTGATGTCTATCAAAACTATCTGTTATTCTATCTGCCAAATGGTACTTTAATTCATCTAATTCAAGTTTTGTAAGTTTTTGGTCAGTCATGATACTTTTGTTCATTTTGCTTACTTTTATTATAAATGAAAAAAAGGGGTATGTCTACCCCTTTTGTGACAGTTATGCAACTGCCACATCTTCCTCAGGAATTGTACGAGGTTCGACTATAGTGCCAGTAACGTTGTACTCTTCATCATACTTTTTGTTTATCTCAAAGCATAACCATTCATGGTCTAGTGTGAATATGTAACAATATTCCTCCCATGAATTAGCGTTGTTGAAATACTCATCAAATGAAGAGTTAAGACGAGGTGGGCAATCTTCCCCTCTCTCCTTATAATAACATGGTTGTGGATCTCTTTTGTCTTCATAATCCCAACCCGTGTCTGAATAGCAAGAGGACATGTCTCCTCCATCTATTAATTTAGCGATAGCATCTCTGGTGTTGTAGTGCTGTTTAAGGATTCTACCTAACCACTCAGGATATCCATCCCAATGGTGATAAACAGAAAGTACATTTCCATTTGCTAGTTCTAGTCCAATACGTGATCTAGTTCCCAAAATTAATCTCCTAGTAAATGTTTAATAGGGGTGGACTTACAGGACGTAATTTCTCTGCTGAACAAAGACAACCATAGATCCTTGCCCCCTATACATCTATTATACTGCATCAATGATGTTATTCAATAGATGTTGTGCCAGTTTGTCAACTGGACTACTCCCATGAGTAGTCGCTAGGTTCTGGTTCGGATATCTTCTCACACAGTGAGTCGTATGCATCCTGAGTAGATTCATCAATCCAACCCATATCATTAAAGAACATCATCATTTGAACGATTACTTCCTCTTCGTCCATAGTCATGTCTAGATGTCTGATTTCTTTTACATCATTTGTCATTTGTGAGTCCCTCGATGAATGATTGTTTTACTAACTGAACCTTGTTAACATCTTGTAGAAAAGAATTAACATGTTTTGTAGTGGTCTTAGAATAGAACTGCTCAGTTTTGAAATAACCTTCATCAGGTAAATAACCTGCAACTGGTGTCTCATAACTGAATAGTACTTGTGCACCGTTGTTGAAACTAACCAAAGATTGATTGTTTCCGATCTGTTTTAAATTCATGTGATTTGAATGTTTACTCTTCTATTATACAATAAAAAAAGGGACTGTAAAGTCCCCGTGTGACACTAATCCAACTGTCACTATGCTGTCTGTTGCTTCAGTGCACCTCTCTTACGAGCAAGAGCAATAAATTTACCAACTGACTCACCTCTAGTTGCTGTGACATCCAAGTCAGCAACTAATTCACTTTCAGTAATATCAAAGCGATACGCCTTGTCCCTGTTAGTGGTGTATGTAATGTCCATAGTGTTGTCGTCGTTGACTGTAATAGGTGATACTACAGCACTTGACTTTTCAAATGAGATTTGCATAATCAATCATTGTAACGTTTGTCTCTATTATAATAACACAACTGCATATAGGTGTCAACGTACATATGATACATTAAGTTGTAATTATCTTGATGGTCTTTTCTCTATGTCTATGGTATTATTATTGTATAACTTATCAGTATATTTCATCCATCCAATCTCACCAACTTCAGTATGTCCCCTATCGTTATAATTAGCACCACGTATCTCTCCTTTATCATTGTGGTTCTCACCTCTAATTATCCCTCTACCATATGAAGGTTTTGGTTTGAATATAAAATCTTGACACAATTTCTCAAATGTCTCCACTTTCACTATTTTTACAAAGTTTGAATTATATCTCCTCTGGTCAGAAACTAACCTTCTCCATATTTTATACACTAATTTATAAGAATGGTAGGGACTGACATTTTCTTCAACAAAGTACCTTTTTGCAGGATTCCACAGCTTTAGGTGATTTCCTTCAAGTTTTAGAATATAGTACATTTTTACTAAAACCCTCCACTTTCGTTATTATTTAGAGAAACCCGCACTTTCTCACAGAACTGTCGTTTTCCACAGGTTCTATCAGTTTTCCACAATTTCACAGTTTCCTGTGGAAAACACCATTGTCAAGTACATTTGATACATTTGGCAGTATCTGAGAAACCTTGACAGATGGGTGCTTACGTGCTAAGACAACAATAAAATCATAGATTTAACAAAGTTTCTAAAACCCATACTAATATTTAATTTAACCTTTTTAAATAATAGTACATTTGTACGGAAATCAAGATAGATCCCTCTCTTCTACCCATACATCCCTATGAGGTTGTCTTCCTCCTGACTGCATCTCTAACCAATCAAACATGTGTTGTAGTTCTTCTACTCTACGTTCCGCTTCCCATCTCTCAGTATATAATTCATCAAGATTGGGAGTTCTCTCTCCTCGTCTGAATAATACAGCATACTTTGTTGTCACTGGGTTCTTACCTCCAAAATGTTCTCTTTAGTATAGCATTCCCATTCTTTATTTGGTATTCATATGTGACACCCTTGCTACTGGTCGCTATTATTGCTTGACCTTGTACAATAGCAGTTTCAATATTTGAACCAAACGTCTGTATTATACCAGTCCTAGCAGACGAGCGAAGTTGTGCACGTCCATTTTGGACAGTAACATAGTATGATGGTGTTTCGTTAGGATGGGACATAATAGCAGAATCCTTCTTGTACAAAATAATTACAATACTTCTCCATCTCAGGATATCTCGTTTTATGGTAGTCAGCATCTAATAACGTCTGACATACTATCTCATGATATTTAGGGTCGATTAAACCATCTAATAACTGTTGGACACATTCATCCAATTGAGTCAAATATTGAGATGACTCTGATACATGAGAGATCTTGTTCGTAGATACAAACTCCATATCTGGATCCATCGAGTTGTATTGTGACATGTGAGGGGAAGGTTTTGTTGTGTGTTTTGACTTTAATAGCATCTGTAAAAAAAACTACTGTGCCGAGTGTACGACCCTCGTATAACACTCGTGTACCAACTTTAAGATCCTTCAATCTTTTGGGGATTACCCATTTGGGTGAGGGTGGATTCGAGGAGTTGATAGAGGACTCCATCTACTGAATGTTCGACATGTTTATACTCTAGTAGTTCTTTGTTGATTAGGGTTGATACTAGTTTTGCTTGTTCACGTGATAAATTATACATTTCTTTAATACTGTTCGGCATCTGAACTATCTGGGTGATCGTCATAGAGCATGTCTTCGTAATCTAAACTATCCTCAAAATGATCGCCAGGAAATGGTGTTACTACCTTACTCCAGTACTCAGCATCTGCTTTGAGTTCCTTCCTAAGGTCGTCATATGATATATTGGTATAAGAGTCCATTGTAGGATGTGATAGTTGATTATACGTCCATAAACCCTAATCCTGTTTGATTAGGTTCTGAACGCTCGTTTCTTAGTTGTGTTAACCTTGATTTAAGTTTCCTTAATTCGTCGGTATCATACAATTGAGGTTTCTTTAATGCCTCTTTAAGATACGTCATCTCTTGACGAGGGTTATACAAATGAATTTTGTCAGGTCTGAGTTTCATGTTCATATGTCACATTCGTAATTGTAGGAACGTCTAGTTCTGTAATATGCTTCCTCTATTTTATTATAGAGTTCACTTACATCAGTATCTAATGTGCACTCTGTCTCTCTTGTAAGGGAGTTGAGTCCTGTTAGAAGTGCTAGAAGTTCGTGTTCATTCAATCTCATTGACTTGACCCACATCATGGAACTCTTCAAGATAGTAATCGACAGTAACCTCAAGTTCTGATGCTAATGCCTCTATCCTATCAGCAAAAGCATATGCAAATGCTGTTAATTCATCCTCATCTGGATTGCAGAAAAGGTCTAATGATGATTCACTCATGGTGTCTCCAGTTGATGTGTTTATTCTACCATACTATAAGATGGTTGGCAACCATGCTATATTTAGTTGTTTACTTACTTAAATACTTGATTGCTCTTGACAATTCTGTGACATTATCACCTAATAGACCTAATCCTGTGTTGCATTTCTTACATAACCAACCACGAAAATCTCCTGTTTCATGGCAATGATCCAACTGCCATACAAATGCTCCGTCTATGCCCTCTGGAATCGTCTCCTTGGACGCATAAACTGGTTTACAACACAATTCACATGGTGTGCCATATGGTGGTGCTTTCATGCCTTTAAACTTCTTCCGTATGGCACTACGTTCTGCTGCCTTCACTTTAGTGCAAGCATAGCAATTAGTATTCACTCTCTTACGTTTACCAGTCCATGGATGCTCTAAACCCTTGTTATAGAACTGATTTAAGTAATACGGAAATTCAGTATTTGGTTTCGTAACAAAACAGATGGAGCATTTGCATACCCCATCTGGAATGTTATATAAATTTCTTGATCTCATTTACCTCATATAAAGATAACCACCTGCCCAGTCACATTTGTTCTGAAGCAATGCTCTGTCTCTGATCAATCTAAGATCGTAACGAACATGCTTGGCAGGACCTCTCCATGAAGCAGGTTTGTATACTTGACCAGTTTTCTTGTCAACAAATGCATGTACACTTGTCTGATGTCTGGTGTTGTCTGAATTGACTGGTGACTGCATCATGATCTTGAAGTACTTACGACCACTCTCAACAAAGAATCTGTTTGATGGAAGGAAACTATCAGACATAACATCTTCTAATTTCTTTTGGTAGTAACCTTGCTCCCATGAATCATCTTCTGCTTCTGCTAGACCTCTCTTGACATATCTGATGTCATTCTGCTTCATGTCTTCTTGTAACCATGAACATAAATCGAGAGTCCATTGCTCAATGTTTTGTGCAAGAACGTCAAGTGCTTGTTGTTGTTCAATAGTTGTTGTCATGATTAATACCTTTGTTGTATGTACTTATTATAGTAGTATAATAGGTGCTAGTCAATGTAGTATGTGACAGTTATTCAACTGTCCTTCTTCTCTAAATGTGTCTCTAAAGTTGCAAGTATCCGACCTGCTTGACGATTCAAAAAATCTAATCCTTTACCATTATTCTGTTTCATAAGAAATACATCAAATGCTTCTTCAATTAATTCAAATTGGTCTGTTGTAAGTGTTTTTGGTGTTGTCATAATGAGTCCATGTCTTTGCCTATTCTAGTACGTGGTGATTTGGCACCTACTAGTTCTTCAATGTCTGATTGAATTTGTTTTTGTACTGACTGAGGTTTCTCTGGTGCATCTTGCTCTAGTTGATCTAATACTTCAAGACCACCACGTACACGTGCACGTAGTTCCTTCAATTGTGACAGTGCATCTTCATGATCCACAATATCACTATTGATCTTAACAAGTTGTCCAGTCAGATTTTCTCTATACTGTTTAAAATCCATATAAATATGATATTTGATTATACAATAGCATAAATACAAGAAAAAGGCAACCCCTAGTGGCATGGCATTAAAGGCATTTTCAAGAGAAGGTTTAAGGAGAGATAAGAATTTAGCAGATCTACCCTCACCAGCGACATCTTTAAATAATATATTGGCAACTCCAACGATGATAGGAACTAACGATTCCTTCACTATTGCCGATCTTGCACCTATACAGAACATATATATCACCAACATTACAGCATCAACATTTGCCACATTGAATGGTGTTACACTAGAGTTTACAGTTATAAAACCTGGACCTCCTCCTGAGATTGATAATGCTAGTAATCCTTTGCCTTTTAAACCATTAGTTAAGATAAAGAATAGATTAGATACAGCATATTTCTCAACTGGTGAACCATTCTTCTTTGGTGGTGATGGTCCTGATGCATCATATTATGATTCTAGTAGAATTATAAGAAATCCTGCAACACTACAGTTTGATATAACATATGGTGTTAATGAAGGTGTCGATGCAATACAAATAGTAAGATCAGGTAATAATCTATACAGAACGTCAGATGGTGCTATCAGGTCATCTGCAGATGGCAATTTGACACATGTGGCAAGTGGTGGTAACGTTGATGGTTTTGTATGGGTGGCAGAGTATAAGGAATATGAACCATATCTATTCCCTGAGTTAGATAAATTAACACTTGAAGATAAGAATATAAGAGATAACTTTTGGGAACAAGGTCAATTTGTATATGGTAGTAAGGTACAGGCATCATTCGTATCATTATTTGGTGGTGTTAACTGGCAAGGTATGTTTAAGGCAACAGAACCAGGTTATGCTAGGTTCTACTTAAGAACTACAGGTTCTACTGTATTCAAGTTTCAACATCCTTTATATCCATCATATTCACAATTTAAGTATGGTAAGATAGACCTTACATATGAACAGAATAATGGTACATTCTCTGCTGGTGGACAATATCTATCTAATTTACAGACAATATTATCAGATACTAGTAGAAAATGGATTAAGGTAGTATGTGAAGATAACGTGCAATTACAAACTGGAGATATTATATTCTTAGAGATTAATGAAGGTCCTTTAAAAGCAAGACAATATGAGATATATGGTTTGAGTGAGAGAGATATAGATGCTACACCACAAGATCCTACATTAGTATCAGGTCAAACTATATTCTTTGTTGAAGCAACATCTGATTTCAATTTAAACAATGTTGATTATGGTGCTATACCTACAGTAAATGATCCTACTAATACTACTAATGGTTATCGTGGTATTGCTAGATACTTCCCATGGGAACGTAGACCATATAAAACATACTTCAACTCTACTAAGCATAAGTTTGCAATAGACAAATCAGATTTCACCATTAGTGGTGATAGTATTACATTCTCTGATGAGAACATATATCGTTCAATATTTGTTAATGATTATATCTATGACTATAGAAGGAGAAGCACTGATATAATAAATGATCCAGATCCTCTAGCAACACCAGGATCTACAATACCAGTGTATCCTGTTAGAAGATATAAGGTAATTAGTTGTAATGATGCTAATAAGTCACTTCAAGTAGAATTAGATGATAATTACTCTTCAGTAAATCCATCTAGTAGTACTAACGATCAGTATGGATATGTTGACTCACTCAGTGGTCAATTAAAATTTACTCCATCAAATATTCCTGCAACAGAAGAAGCAGAAAGAATAGAAAATGTGTTTAATAGTGGTAATATAAATGATACTATTGATACAGGCACTGGCACATTTGCAGATCCATTATTCCCTAATACACCAACAGAGACATTATATTATGTGGCAAGATATGGTGAAGCAGTACCAAGATTTAGATACTTTACTATTGAACAGTTCTTAGAGAGAGCAATTGACTATGCTATTGATTGGACATACTTTACTAAAGATGAAGACGTGTCACCAACAGCAACAGAAAAAGCATGGGTGTTGTGGTATAGATCTGAAACTGCAGGTGAATATGGTCCTCTTAACTACAAACATTTGTATGCTAAAGATTATAAGTTCTATGAGATAGGTGATTTCAAACGATTCTTAGATAACTCTGTATTAGCATATGGTACAAGTAGAGAAGAAGGAATAGATCAAAGAGCATTTGGTAAACCTAAGTTAATTAACAAAGGTGATCAATATAATTTAATGTACTCACTATTACCTATTAAATCTGAATACAGTCCTCCTGTAAATTGGAATAATGTTGTTAATAGTATTACTGCTAGTATAGTAGAAGGTTCAAGAGCAATAAATGTAGATAATTCTACAGCATTAGTATCAGAGGGAAACTATGTAGTTGATAATTCAAGTGCTGATGCATGGATTAATGGTACTCCTGAGTTTCCATATAGAGGTAGAATAATTGAAAAACTATTTGGTACTGGTACTGTTATAATAAGTCAAAGAGCAGAAGCAGATGTTACTAGTAGACCATTATATATTGTAGATCATCAAGGATTTATTACTACACTTAAAATAACAAGTGGTAGTGGTAATAACTGGAACTTTACAGGTGATGCATCAGAGGTTAAGATAGGTCATGTTATAGTTACACCAGAGGATGCTACACGTAGTACATATGTACGTATAGTTAAGATAGATTATGATAGTGCTTCTAAAACTGGTACTATAATACTAGATACGTCAATGCCTCTTGGTGCTGATAAATTAGTAGTAGTATATTATGATAGAGGTATAGACATAACAAGACCACTAGAAGCATTCTGTACTGATAGTGGATGTGGTCAGCATGCTTATAGTGGTGAGACAACAGATACACAATACATCGCTATTAGAGCAACATTTAATAGTGGTGCTGATAGTCAATTAGATAATTTCTTTAGTAATAACCAAGGTAATATACAAACTATCAATAACAATAATGCACAGGTTCAATGGTTATTAGAGAGTAATATGGGTGATGTTGATGAAACTAATTACAATAATAATATATTTAATAACAGTGTAGTCAAAGTACAATGGGACACTGGTTTAGATGCACGTGGTAGTGCTGCTGAAGAGGGTGTAACATCTGTCTCTACTAGTACATACTTACCAATAGGTTGGGTTAAGGGTATGGTTAGATTGAAAGGTAAAATATGGGATGGCACAGATGCTGGTAATGAATATGAATACTATTATATTGTTAGATTAGGAAGTAATTGGCAATCTAATGTAGATAAATCACCAGTGCCAGAATCAGTGCCTGGTGCTGGTGATGCTAATGGTTTAGATCGTAATGTATCATTTAATCCTAGAGCATTTCCAGGATCAGTGTGGGATATACAATCATATACATTACAGATAGGTACTAGTAACAATAACTGGCCAAAAGATGGTAATATTAGTAGTTCTGCTGATTTAGATAATACTCAAAATGCAGGTCAAGAGAATAATGGTTATCAAGGATTTCTAAGTGTTGGAGTCGATATTAATTTAACTGCTACACAACAAGGATACTTTGAGAATCTTGATAGTATAGCTCCTGACTCACCTAGTACAACATATGTGTTAAAGCAAGGTAGTTACCTTAGAAGAATGTCATCTGGTGGTACATTCTTTATCTTTAAAGATTTCAATGATTTCCAAGATGTACATACAGTATGGGGTAATACTGATGGTAGTAATAATCCTACTGGTAGTGGTAACACTGGTATATCAAATGGTAGTGGTAGAGTACAACAGTTAATATACCTACAAGAACAACAAGGACCAGTAAAGGTAACTGGTAGTTCATTAAGTGACAACTTCAAGTACGTGCACTATAGAAGAAAACAATATGAAGTAGTACCAATGAATTCAAATGTAGAGAATGCTACTACTGGTCATCTTAGATTGATTAATGTCAATGCTAATACATCAGCATTAGTAAATAATATACTACAAAATGGTACTAATAGATTATCAGTATTCACCTTTGCTAATACTACAGATAATAGAGAGTTATGCTGTCCACCATTGGATACATCTCCACCATTTGATAGTTCACCAATAGGATTATCTTCTACTTCATTAGAACCAGATATTAGTATTGGTGGTCTTGTTAATGTAAGAAGTATAAATGGTAATCATCCAGACGAAAAGATATATCCTCTTACTACAACATCAACACCATTTAATTCAACAAATATTAATAGTGCTCCTGTTAATAAAAAATTTACAATTATGTTTAATGGTATTAAATATGATCTATTGATGTCTGATTTAAAACTAGTTAATTAAACCTTATTCATCATAAGATAAAAAGTTTCTCCGTTTATGAGTATCTTTAATTTATATGATGTAGGATTTGATTCACTAACTACAAAATTATCTCCTAAAGTTTGTACTGGAGTACCAGTATTAGGATCTGAATAACTAAACCTATTTGATGGTGTACCAATATCTAATCCTATTTCTGTTGTCCATACTAAATCATTGATAGTAACATTTAATGATTCTGTTTTTAACTCACTGTTAGGAGTATTTGCTGACCAAGGGTTAAAATCACTAGAAAATGATCTTGTCTTATTAGCATAATCAGACGCTAGTGGGTTAGTTATTTGTGATAATGAACTACTAATGTATATTCCTGGTGATAGATCAGTAAGTAAATCTGTTTGTGTTAAGTTTAATTGATCAGGGTCAAATGATGTAATAAATCCATTAAACTTAATCTCTTTCATATAATATAAGTTTCTATCAATTCTATATTTGGTAGTTCTAAGATAAAGTGATTCATCAACATTATCAGTTACTCTAGCAAGTGTTGATGCATATCCATCTGTAGTTACAGAACCATATGTAAATGCATCTTGATTTGCAGAATAAGTGCTTTGACCATCATCTATAATTTCTGGTGACTCTAAATTTTGAATGTTGGTTAATGTTAAAGAGTCATCTCTTTTGAATACTAAATCAGGTATTAATGTTAATGTTGGTACAGTTGTATTAGTATATTGTGTGCTTTCAGATGAATATAAAGTATAAGATGTAGAGAATAAGACCATCTCTTTCAAAGATTCTACTGAAGATCTAGGGTTAGTTCTAATATAAAATTTACCCTTTCCATCTGAATCAAACACACCATATTCTGAGTTTTTATTAAATACTGGTACACCAATAGCAGGATTTAACGTTGGATTATTACCAAAATCATTGCCAGGTACAAATCCAAATCCACTAGCAACTATCTTCACAAAATAATTGTTCTGTGTTCCATCAAATACAACAAATTTATCTACAATTCTATATTCTGTTGTACCAAGAGCACCAATATCTGATTTTAATACACCTATACTAGTATTAATATAATCTGACTCTGAGGTTGTGCATGTTTGTATAGTTCCATATTTATCAAAATTATCATATATATTTTTCCATTCTTGTCCTACATACTCTTCAATAAAAAAGTATGGTGGGTCATAATCTGCTAAAACCTTATCATTAATTTCAGTAATAGAACCTGGACTAGCAGGTATTTTACATGTAACACTAATTGCATGTTTAAGTGTAGAACTATATGTTTGTCTTCCAGATGCTAATTGTACTGCAGTACGTCTTTCATAAATTGATTTTGGTGTGGTAGTACTACTTACATAAGAATTTAATAAAGATACATCAACAGCATTAGCATCACCAGTGCCATCTAAATCTAATACAGATGGTGCTAATCCATCAATATATCTGTATATTGCTGCTCCTGATTGTCTAATAGATCCTGCATTTACTGGATTATTCTGAATATATGATATAAATGCATTTTCATCATCACCATTAATATACATTTGAATATATGTTTTATCTTGTGCAGTAATACTACCATCACCATCAATATCATATAATTCTAAATTATTATTAATCTTTTCCTGTACAGTTATTTGTCTATTAATATCATATGCTAATGTTCCTGAGTTATTTGGCACTCCCCAAATATTTCTATTAGATGATGCTTGTTGTACTTGAAAAGTTCCATCTAATGTTGTACTGACATTATCAAATGTAACTCGTAATTGCCTTGTATCAAGATCCTCTATAGGCCAAGCAAAATTTCCTACTGCTGTTGCTTCCCAAGGAAATGCTGTTATTCTAAGAACAAATCCAACACCATCACCACCACTACCATCACCAATTAATAATTTATTACCAAATGAATATCCATTTCCATTATCTACTACTTGCACAGATGATATTGTACCATCTGATGCAACAACAATATTTAATTTAGCACCTGTTCCATCACCACCTGTTGTTGCAACATTATTATATGTGCCTGGTGTGTATCCTTCACCAATATCAAAGTTAAAATCATTAGCACCTATTGGGTTAGATATAACAGCACCATCCTCATCAAATCCAATATAATTTGCAGTAAAATCTCTCAACAAATTAACTGGTTCAATAAAAACAAAATCATCATCAGTATATGTGTAATTGGTATCCCAACAAAATTGTGTACCACTTTTTAATGATGCTATTGATTGATTAATCTCTGTTGTATTTTTAAATCTATTCCAAACTAATTTTGATTTCTCTGAAGAAAGACCAGCAAATACTCTCAGGTCAGCATCAACAGTACCACCTGCTAAGTTCTGAATAACTTTAGAACCATCAGTTATTTCGTCTAAATTAAGTGTTCTTACAAAACCTTGGTTTACCATTAATCTGTCCTAACTGTCCAACCTCTTGCTGTAAGATAAGTTACCAATGTAACACCACCTTCTATTTCAGTCCTAAAACCAAATACAGTTTTCCATCTTTCAATTCTTAATTGAGAGTTGTGTGGTGGATATTGTGTAACATTACCAGGACTATTACCTAAAAATGTAATAGTATCAGTTGCATAATCAATAGATATCGTATCACTATTTAGTTCTACATTGTTTAAATATACTCTTGTTTCATACTGTGTTCCAACAGATTGTGTTCCTACTAAATCGTTCCTTAAATTTATTTGAACTTCATGCTCAGGAGCTCTTGTACCTGTTCCAATAGATCCAAATATATACTCAGCATCTAATGGATTTGGGATAAAGGTTGTTGTAGTAGTTGTTACATCATCACTAGGATCATCAGGAGTATTATTAGGATCTGTAGTTACTGTATTTGTAACTACAGTTCCATTATCAAGATATTGTGATTGATTTACAGTTATAGTTTGTGATACATCTAACGAAGTGTTTACTGTAGGAACTTGTACCAACACAACTGTTGGAGATGAGTTTTCTTTTAAATTGACTATTACACCACTACGAGGTGCATTATTGTAATTAGAAATTAAATCAGTTAAAATAGTATCAATTGCAGATGAATTAAAATTATTATTAGATAGATCTAAAACTCTTAATCTAGTAGCACCTGCAAATGTTCCTGCAATATAATTTGTAAAATTACAATTATTTAATGCTAAATTTCTAATATTAGGAGATCCAACACCAAAGTTTGGTAAATCAGGACCTAAATTAGGGTTACTAGAAACAGAAAGATATTCTAATTTTGGTAGTGATGACCATCCAGTAATAGCATCTAATTGATTGGATGATATATAAAATTCTTCTAATTGAGGTAAATTAGTTAATGCTAAATTACCACTAAAAGCATTATCTCTCAAATCTACATATTTAATATTTGGATTACCTGCAAATGATGGACAAGTTGTTCCTCCTGTTACATCTAATCCCCATCCTGTAGAATATGATCTTAAATCAGATAATGATGGTGCTTGAGAAGGATCAAAAAATTCACCTCTAATTCTTTTCTCTGGACATAGTATTTCTAAAATACTTAATAAAGGTAAATTAAATGTAGAACCTTCAAATGATGCTTTACTAAATGTTTGAGTTGCAGAATCATACTCACCTATATTTCGACCAAGCACATTACTCTGTATTCTAATTGTGTTTATGTTTTGAGCATCCTCAAATGTATCATTCCACATAATATATCTTCTACCATGCAAGTTATTATTTTCTGATAGATTTGCAGGTCTACCACCTTCTATACTTGTACCACGTAAATCAATACTACTTAAACTACTATTACCAACCAATTTAGGGAAAAATCCATCCATTGCTGAGGAATAAAATGAGAATGAACTTAATCCTGTACATCCTTTAAATACATAAGTTCCAAAATCTGTAGGATTCTTAGTTGTATAAAAGTGATTATTAGCACCTGACCAGTTACCATCACCTGTACCAGTATCTTTTATTGGAGCACCAGGTCTAGTAGGAAATCTTGAGTAAGAACAATTAACACTATTTAAAGTAGTTTTATCTTGTAATCCTTTTGGTATTTCTAAACCTGTATCACCAATGTTAATAGCACTAATTTTAGTCATTCTACTAAAATCAGGTTGTCCACTTAAATTATCATTATCATATACATTAAAAGAAGTTAAATCACTGTCTTCACCAACGTCTAAGTAATCTGCTGGAAACATAAACTCATCTGATAATAATCTAAAACCATTATATGAAACATTATAACTTACAATATTTTTAATATTGACTCTAGGAGTTTGTTCTACTCCATTAACATAAGAATATGGTGATGAATAATTAACATATTTTGAATTAGATGTTTGATATAAAACTTGAGTACCGACTCTATTAAGAGTTATATTTCGTAACTCAGGAGTTCTAGTCCTAAAATCTAATGGTCTTAATATACCAGTTTTACCAATTAAATCAAGATATGATGATTGATTTGTCTCATCAATTAAAACTCCATTTACTTTAACTTCTGGTTCATCTACATATACATATTTCTCATCTCCTGATTGGAATTTATCATAAAATATACCTTTAACTGTCATACCATTTTTTAAACTATCAAATGGATATGTTTGTTTTGCTTTTGGATCACATTTTATATAAAGAAAATCATTTGGATTGGATATAAACTTATCAACAATAACTAGTGATTGATCTGCAGTTAAAAATGTTGTATTCTCTCTATATGTTCCACTTATATTAATTGATTGTGTATCGCTTGGTAATCTTTCTACAATATTTGTGCCAAGATACTGTAGATCCTCTTCTTCAGATAAGTATAATGGGTTCTCGTGTATTTCTATATTTCTTAATGTTTGTACAGGTGCACTATAATTACTTGCACCATCACTTAAACTTTGTTGATATTCTAGAGGAGTTCCTCCACCTGGCACATTACCTTTAAAATAAGTATAATTAATTGTCCTCCAATCAGGCATTTCACCTAATAAATTACCTTGTACCTTTATAGTTACTAAATTTAAAAATTTAGCAGAAGGAAGATATCTAAGATTAATACCAACTCCAACTATTTCAGTAATATTGCCTGGTGGAAAATATACTTTAACATCTCTTTCTTTATATGATTGAGCACTAAATCTTAATCTACTAAAATTTCCAGATGCAGTAGGTTTTGATGTTAATTCTGGTTCAGAATCATCAGTTGCTTTTACCGTATATATGGGTGATTGTGTTGCACCATTAGCATCAAACGGATTGAATCTAAAATCCATTGCAATGGATTTAAATGCAGTAGTAAATGTAAATGGTATACCACGCATTGTAAACAAGTATTGTGGTGTTCCATTAACATTCAATTCAATTATATCTGTAGGAACTTCAGTTGGAAATCTAATAGGTTCTGGTGTATCTAATACATTAAGTAAACACTCACTAACTGTAGGTGTAAATCCAGAATTTTGACCTATTTTTAAATCACCTTTTACTTGAACTGATCCACCATATGATATTGCTTGTGTTAAATTAGTTTCATCACTAGTAGCACTACTCCATGAACTCACTCGTGATGTTGATATATCACCAAATTTAAGATTACTAGCATTTTGATTAACACCACCATCATTAGGAATATATTTGTATCTTACTGCACCTCCAGAAACAGGACCAAATGCTTCTAAATTACCTTTAGTTGGATAATTATAACCTGCTAAATTATCTACTAAACCTTTATATCTACTAGTATCTGCACTTAATCTATCAAGATACCTAGTCAAATTAACATCAAGACCAGATACATTTTGAAGATCTACCTTATCAATGCTACCAGAGATACCTCTAATAACATCAAGATCTCTTAAATCTAATCCTAGATTTTGTAAAGAAGTCGTTTTTGACTCAATATCAGAAAAATTAAATGATACTTTGAGTCCAAATAATACTTTATTGGTTACTGTTGTTGACATGTTATAGTTGTTCTACGTAAGTGATATTCATAGTTACATCAATACTAGTATTGTCTAGTGATCTCCCTGTTATAAACACTGCCTCAGTATTAACTATATCAGGAGTAATAACCTTTCTATCAAATCCAAAAATGTCACTCAAATCAAACATTTTTGTCTCATCATTAATATATAGAGTCGTCATTGTTTGTCCTGGTCTTAACAATGACTCTGATTGTCTATCAATTTGAGATGAGGATAATCTATCTACTTGTGTAAATGCAGGTGGAGTTAATTCATCTGCAATACCTGGTGTTTGATTTATATTACCAACACCATCAATATTTAATTCACCTGTTTGAGCGTTAGCACCAGCATCATATACACCAGTATCCACACCATCAATTTGATTTATTTTCCACTGTGGATTCATAGTTGATATATCACCTAATAAATTAACATCATGTATTTCTGCACCTCTGATCTCTGAATTATCATACATCTCTATGAATGGATATAATGGAAATGCATCAAATTCAAATACTCCTGTTGATAAAGGAGCACTAGTATAACTGTTAGGTGTATCATATCTACCATCTCTATTTGGATCAGAGAACCATGCTCTCATAGTTACACTGTTGTATCCAATATTAAATGGATCAGATATTGATGCAGCAATTGAAATTGTACCAGCAGCATCTAAGAAAGAATTTGCTAAACTTGCACCAGTTACTTCGGTACCATCACTTGCTTTAAATAATTTAATAGGTATAACATTAAATGTAATTATCTGTGAACCTTGACCAGTAGAAACTTGATCAACAAATGTTTCTCCCCTACCTCCAAATCTTATAACACACTCAGTTAATGTTCCACTAATATCTACATATATTATTTTGTTAAACACATTATTAAATCTAATTGCTAATTGACCACCTTCTGGACTTTTACTTCCAGAATATATTGTTGCTTGTGATTGTATATACAAATCACTTGCTGTTAAATAACTATTTACTTCTGTTGTTGTAGAAAAATTAGTCCATCTTGGATAAGTTCCAGAATTACTAACACCATAACTACTTAATGTTGTTGTATTAGTTTCTGTTACTTCAACAGCAGTAGGATCATTCTTTTCTAATATTAACTCTGAACATGTACCACTGTAACTACCTTTTGGATTAGGTATTCTAAAATCTTGAGTAAACGGATGTATTCTTGCAAACCAATCTTCACCTTGCTCTAATCCTGTAAAACTTATTGATTGATTATATTGATGATAATCTAAAGCAACATATTGACTTTCTGACAATGAAACTACATTTCTAGTATTAAGACCCTCTGTTTCAACTAGAAAATTTTGGAAGTTTGTAGTAGCATCTTTCCATCCAATTAATTTTCCTTGATTATCAAATTCTGGTCTATTAGGAGTAAATCCCATTCTCCAATTACATCTTTGTCCTGTAGATTCTGTTGGTATTGGATTTAAAAACTTAATAAAAGATATAGGTCCTGTTACTGCATTAGGTGATCCTACAATACAGTTTCTTTGTGAAAATCTAACATCAAATGTTTCAGTACTAGGATTACCAAAGAAATCTGCTGGTGGAAAAGGTACTGTATCCTGATTAGCAATAATTTTAGATGGATCTAATCTTCTCTCATATTCTAAATTATATCTATCACCTTGTTTATACATTACTAAATCAGATGTCTCATTATATGTTCCTGTATAACTTTCACCAATGTAAGTATTCCATAATTTAGGATAAATTAATTTAGCATAAGTATCTCCCTTAACCTGATTGTATGTTATTACATCAGTGCTATTTGTGTTTAAAAAGGTTGGTTGAAATGTTAATACTGTGTTATCTGGTATTCCATTTCCAGCAGCATCACCTTGTGGTCCTATAAGAACTAAATCAAAATTATTTCCATTAGCAGTAATGGATAAAATACGTGACTGTATTACATTATTACCAATATCTTCAAGTAAGTAATCACCAGATCTTAGATAATTAACATTATCAGCAGTTACAGTAACAGTAGTTGATTGATCTGCAGTAACAGTTGCTGTTGTTGCAGTAATTGTTGCTAAAGTTATTTCCGTTGATTCTCCTGTGGTAGGTAATTTCTTTACCTTACGTATAATACCATTTTGATTTGCCTTTACATTAGGCATATACACAAATCCATTACCTCTACATGCTGTACATTTAGTGAAGTTAAGTTCACAGAATCCGTCTGCAGTAATTGAAACTTGCTTAGGTATTATAATTTTCTTATTAGGTATAGCAACACCACCACCACTAACAATACTAGTTTTAGGATATATACCCATTAATGTTGTATATGCTCCACTAGATGATAATGCTTTAGTGTCTGATGTTTCAGAATATACATTGACAGTACCTTCATCACCACCATCAATATACATTGATGTACCATACTTATATAATACTTGTGGTGATTGTAAATCTGGTGCTTGTCCGTCACCTATTCTAACCTCATATTTAAATCTAAAGAATGGATCACCCATGGATGGTACATCCAATTTATTTTCAATGACAAATGTATGAACCACAACCCATCTTGCTTTACCATGCTCAACTGGAATATATGCATACATTCTTAATCCAATAGCACCATACCAACCAAACTCAATCTTATACATGGTAATCTCATCTGTATTCAATAGATAACCACTAGGTCCGTTACCATTTAAACTATCACCATTAAACTTCTCTTTACCTAATTTTACTTCTTGTATAGTGTAATTTTTACCTGATATAGTTTTCTGATATGTTCTAACAAAACTAGGATCAATATTTCCCTCTTCATCTGCTACACCTAATTCCTGTAACATATTAACATCATATGCTATGTTAGATCTTCTTACAATAAAGAAGTTAGCACCTTCTCTTCTAAATACATATTCATCAAAATCATTAAATATTCCCCACTCTCCATAGTTAGAACCTTCTGTTTTATCCATGAATGCTCTAGTACCATAAGTATACCCACTAATACGTCCTGGTTGGTACCTAAATGCCTGTCTGGACTGCAGTAAAGCATACTGACCCCCAACTGCACCATAACCAGGTACAAAGTCATCTATGTTAGGTGTACTACCGTCTTGTGATGCACTATTGATAATTGCATTTAACCAATCCTCTTCAAATGGATTAAAAAATGTTGTATTGCCATTAGCATTAGATTGTGTTGCAACACTACCTGCACCTAATCTTAAATCTTTTCCTGTTCCTCTTAAAGGTAAACCAGTAATTGTAAATGTGCCTTCTGGATCATATACTATTTCATTATTAGGATCAGATGGATCTAATGTACACTTAACCTCAAGAATAGAAAGTAACTGTAATGAATCTGCAAACGTTAAGAAATCACCTGTTATAGGATTTACTAATACATTACCTTTAACAAGATTTTGATATGTTCTTGTCCAAATATCTATTTTTAAATAATATCTATCTGAACTATTATTATAGTTTATTCCACCATAATATGTTGAGTCATCCCAAAGAGTAAGTGCAGGTAAGAATCTACTTAGTAAATTATCATATTTTACATAATTTGATGATTCATTATCTGATTTTGGTTCACCATCTCTTTTTATCAAATAATATTCATATAATGCTTTACCTAATTTTAAAAAATTCTGCCATTTAACCCATGCTGCAGCATTATATAATCCTAAAGTATCATTACCATTAGAATCGAAACTTTGTGTTAATGGTGGATATGGAAAACCATATGGAACAGGATATGTAGATATTCTTAATGCTCCTTCATTCTTCTCTTCTGTAATAGTTGTTGGGTATCGACGTGTTCCTTCCTCTGTTAATCTAAGAGACCATTCATTTGGTCCTGTTGCAGGATTATCTTGGAAAAATACAAATTCATCACTATTAAATCCATATGTAGATACATTAGAAAATAATGATAACTGTGTTTCTGCTCTATCAATACCTAGTAATGTACTACTAACCTCAGAGGTAGACGCAAATACCTCTTCTACTTTTAATGTTCCACTTCTTTCTTTAATAATTAATCGTCTAAGATATGTAAAGAGACGACTACTACTATCATTTGATGGATCTTGTCCTATATTAAATTGTATTTCAAAATTTCCACTTTCATTATCGTCAACGTAATCATATATTATAGCTCCAGTACCATCTCTTTTAACACTCTTACCTGCAACTGGAGGTATTTCATGCACACTATCAACTATAAATGTTTCAAATGTATTACCATCTGGTGCAGTTGGTCGTGCAGGAAGATTATAAATGGGTCCAGTTTTACCTTCACTTACTACTTTTCTATACTCAGTATCTGGTATATTTTCAGTTACTAATGAACCTGATGCTATTTGTATTCTAGCACCCTTTGATATTGCTTGCCATGTAGGATCTGGATTTTTAATCTTAACATGTGCAGATTGTTTAAACAATGCAACATTACCTAAATTATCAGTTCTACTAGAATCTGCTTTGTTTACAATAAATTCATTACCAAAAACTGCCGTGAAGAAATTATTTACAGTTCTAGTTTCAGTTGGCATTACAACTGACACTGCTTTCTCTGAGGTTAATTCACTAGTAACAAAACCCTCTATTTCACTAATAAGTTCATTACCAGCAGCATCTGTTAATTGAGAACCCTCAACATCTTGAAGAACAACTGCTAGATCTCTCTTAGCAGCTGCTCTTTTATCGTATCCAATTTTAACATCAAGCGAATTGCCTTTTAGAGTTTCACCTGATGAAGATTGCTCTTGATCAACGTTGTAATCTGGCACAATTACTGTTCCTCCCAAGTAAGAGCAGCTGTTAGAGTTGTAGCAGCAGTACCATTGTATGTGCTAGATTGACTTGCAACAACAAATAATGTTTCAACATCATCTGTCAATGGGAATGATAGATAATCTTTATTATAGTCAAAGAATTGTTGAAGTGGGAACTGTTCGCCACTATTAGCTGGAGTAAATAAGGTTGTAATTTGTTGACCTGTACCAGGTATAGGTGTTCTTTGCTCAGTACTAATTGATATAGCAGAGAGTGCAGTTAAAGGTGTATCAGAAGGATTGAAACCACTAGCATCTAATGATGTTGAGTTTGGTTCGTAATATTCTCCTGCTCTTAAGAAATCACCAAATATCAGCAAGTTGATATTTGTCTTTTCGTATGCATTGAACAAGTATGAACCACCTGCAGAACGTTGAAGTAATCCAAAAACAGTTATGATATTAGAACTATCACCATCATAGAATCCTTGGAAATATCCAAATGTTGAACTACCTGCATTTAAGTAAATAACATTATTAAGATTATTACTTATGAGTTCTGTTGGTTTACCAATTGAACCTATGTTAAGTGCATTACCAACATCATATGTTGTTGTAAATGTACCATTAATAGCATCTTTTGTTTGGAACACTGGACTCTTAAGAAGTTTAACAGTTGCATAAGTTCCAGAATTACCAAGTGATAACCTAGTAGGATAAACCTGTACTCTGTTTCTAACACTGTTAATTTCTTCTCTACACTTAAGACCAAGAAGTATCTTAGGTCTGTCTACTATAAATTTAAAGTTTCCAGAAGCACTATCATCAATAACTTTGTTTAGATATACTTTATTAGAAGCATTATCTACCCAACAAACTTTTACACCTGGTTCTCTATTAGGAGTAATTACAGTAGCGTTCATTAAGAATGTCAGATCAGTTATTGACAAACCAGACATTGAATTTGAAACTATAAGATATGGTATCTCAGTTGCTGTACCTGCACCATAGTTATTTGATGATGAAATTGAATCTACAAATGTATCTCCAAATACTTCAGCGACTGCAGGAGTTGCATAGTTGAATAAACGAACTGTACCACGGTCACCTCCATCAATATAGTATGAAGCACCATACTTAACTAAGTATTCAGATCTTGATGATGAACCTGCAATATAATTTAAATCTCTAAGTTCATTTCTATATCCATAACCAAACTGTGTACCACCACCATACACATAATAGGTAATAGGTAGAGTTGGGTTTCCAAGTGAAGCAACCTTTAATTGGTTAGATGCTCTTAAATGATGAACACGTACCCAACGTGCCTCTCCAGAATCTAATGGAACATATGCTAAGAACAGAGCACCAACAGCACCATACCATGAGAACTCAATCTTATACATGGTTACGTTCTCTGGATTTAAGTTCCAGTTTGACGTTCTAGTTGTGGCAGAATCTGTTGCTACATCTATAACTTTTTCGCCAGGAAATCTATTAGATCCATTAGCATAAACTACATCAGAATATAGTACATTTGAACTAGGTTGACCATCAACCTTTTCTCCACTAAATCTAGAACGTGGAACTCTATACTCATATACAGTCCAGAATTCTGGTTTAACATGGTTATATACCCACTCAGATAGTAATTTATCATTTACATAATCAATACCAGTTTTAAGTGTATTAGCACCATCAGCAGTATTAGCAGCAACATCAGTTGTTATATAACCTACCTTATCTGCAGCTGAATCACCATATGAATATTTGTATGGGAAACATCCGTATGGGTTTAATGCATCAATAATATCAGGATCAACAGCGTTAGGTGTACCTCTATAAGATCCTTGAGTAGTATTAGGTAATGTAAATGGTGCAGGTGTGACGATACATGGTAAGTTTTTAACTTTTATAACTGCACCTGTTGATGTACCACCAGCCCATGTATGAGTTGATGTATCAGTAGTATCACCTTGACCACCGTTTACGTTTATAGTAATGGTGTCATTCGTGACCTCTATAATGGGAATTTCTTTATTAAACACATAATCAGCACCGTTAGCAGTACCTGCATTTACAGCACGTGGATAAGTTTTATTAGTTGTATTACCATCATTAGCAAAATCACAAGTAAATGTCAATGAGTTTTCTTTTAATTTAATCTTATCAGCAGTAGTTAATCCATGACCAGCACCAACAGTAAGAACTAGAGCACCTACACCTGTAGGAGTATAAGTTGCATCAGTAACATCTAATGCATTATTACCATCAGTATAATCCTGAGAACCAAAATCTATTGGAGTAATGTCTGTAAATACACTGGTATCACCATTAAGACCATTGGTTGGGTTTCTAGTTAATTTAACTCTCTTTCCTAGTACATCATCTACAAAGTAAATACCGCCATTTACAATAGCATCATTACCTGTACCACCCACAGTATTTAAAGCACCAGCACCATCTTTCTTCTTATAGATGTATACTGAAGCACCTCTTCTAAGTCCTTGATGTACAACTCTACCAGTAAATTGTTGATGACTATGTACAACAGTAGATTTCTCTAATTCAAATGTAAATGAGTTATTAGTTACATTTGATATTGGATATACATCTTCATCATCTTTTGCAGGATATTTCTTATTTCCATAAGAACATTTTGTTAATACATCTGTTATTTTGATTCTATCACCATCAGCAATGCTAGAAGTATTACCAGCATCTATAGCAACAAAACCTGTTGTTACGTTGTAATTAAATCCTGTGATGTTTAATGCAGAATCATACGCTGGTGTAACTGGTGTTGCTGTACCATCAGCAGTCCAATTGTTAATAATTCTAATTGCACCTGTAGCAGTACCACCAACATACGTATGAGCAGCTCCGTTTGATATTGCACCTGCAGCATTTCCTTGATCATCAATTGCTACTGAAGCATCACCTGATACTTTAACAGTAATAGTTCCAGCTGCTGAATCTGCAGCAGCTATTGGAATTACTCTATTATAAACATAATCTTGTCCTTCAAATTCAACTTTAGTAACTGGATGATATTTACCTGTTGTATTTGCACCTGTAGCACGAGGATAATATTTGGTCTGAGGACCATTTCCATCTCCAATGTCACATTCAAATCCTAATGATTCTGGTTTGATTTTAATAAAATCATTTGTAGTTAATGAATGACCAACACCAATGGTTAATACCATATCACCTGTAGTGACATTATATGTGGCATTAGTAACGTCTTCTGTAGTATCACTTAATTCTGAAACTGCAGGTTTTCCTACAAATACCTCAAATACTTTATCACCTACTGTACGTCTTACTTGGAATATATCAGGTTTATCTGTTTGTGGGAAATTAGCAGTTCCTGTAAATCCTGATAAAGTTAAACCATCAAGTTTAACACTATCTCCCTCTAATAATCCATGATTAGTAGAAGTTGTGACTCTAGCAACACCAATATTATCAGGTGCCATTGATCCATATTCAAAACCTGTTATAGTAAGAACACTACCTGCATTTTCACCAGTAAGTTTTGCTACCTTACCACCACTAACATATTCTTGTAAAAATGGAGTAGAACCTGGATATGCTGTTGAGTTGTATAATGATTTACCTATAAAAATATTTAATGTATTTCCTGTTTTGGACTCAACATAAAAGGTCTTTTGAGAAAATTTGTTGGGAT